CGCGTGGGACCAGTCAAACATGTACGTGCGGGGCGCGCGTGCCGAAAGCCCTGGCGGATCGCTGGCACGATTGCCCGGCTTGCGGATTGTCGGCTAGTCGCGATCATGTGTCAGCTCAGGTAATTCTTCAAAGATCGGGGTGGAATGCCCCGTCAAGCGCCAACGTAGAGGTTGTAGTCTCATGCGTAGCTTGAGAAGCGAACGGTAGTTCACAGAAACCGAATAGCATGCCTGATCCCCAATCGCCGCTCCAAAAAGGTTTACCTACCAACGTAGAGGCGGAGCGGTTCGTCCTTGGCGCCATACTCCTAGATGACTCGCTGTACTTCGAAGCGGCCGGCATGTTGGAGGCGGACGATTTCAGCCTGGACAAGCACCGCAGGATCTTCCGGCGCATGGGGGAAATGAAGGATCGCGGCGAGACAATTGACCGCATCACCATCGCCAATGAGCTGATGAAATTCGGAGAGTTGGAAACCTGCGATGGCATCACCTACTTGGTCTCGCTCGACAACGGCATCCCCATGCCACCCAACCTGGGAGCGTATGCCCGCATCGTCAAAGATAAAGCTCTCCTTCGCCGTATCATTTTCACTTCCCAGCACATGATGAACCGGGCGCTGTTGGCCGAGGAGTCTCCCAAAGAGATCCTCAACGGAGCCAGAGACACGCTGCTCTCTATGGGCGTGGACGACAGCGAAGGCGGCCCACAAAACCCCGAACAGATTATCCAGGACATGGGCGGCATCAGCAAATTCCTCGGTCCGCAAGAGCAGGGGTTATACACCGGCTTCTCGCGCTACGACGAGATGACCGGTGGTTTACACGCTGGAGAATCCACAATCATTGCCGCCCGCCCTGGTGCTGGCAAGAGCGCTATGGCTTTGAATATCGCACAGCACGTCACCCTCAAACTTGAAAAGACTGTGATGTTCTTTTCGCTGGAAATGTCCAAGGCCCAGTTGCTTAGGCGGTTGGTCTGCGCTACGGCGCGTGTCGATAGCCAGCGGGTGCGGATGAACTATTTGAACCAGGAGGAGCGGCGGAAACTCGCCTCCGCCACCAGCGCGATCGCCACGGCCAAACTGTACGTTGATGACAAGAGCGCTGCCACCGTGGCGGATTTATATGCACGGATCCGCCGGCAGAACGCTCGCGGTCCAGTTGACTTGGTAATTGTGGACTACCTTCAGCTCATGTCCGCCGGCCGGAAATTCGAGAACCGCAATCAGGAGGTCACGTACATCAGCCGCCGCCTGAAGCTGATGACTTCTGAAATCGGCATACCGGTCATTGCGCTCTCGCAATTGAATCGTGCCACCGAAGCCCGTAAAGGGAACAACCGGCCGCAATTGTCCGATCTGCGCGAGAGCGGATCGATTGAACAGGACGCCGACAATGTGGCGTTCATCTTCCGCGAGGAAATGTATACGAAAGACCGTGAGGATTTGCGTGGGCTGGCGGAACTCATTATTGCAAAACAGCGCAGCGGGCCGACCGGCGTAGTCAAGTTGGTTTTCCTGCATCAATTAACCAAGTTTGAGAACAGGACGGAGGACGTAGGACAGTTCGATACCGTGGAACCCTTATCGTTTGGGAGCAAAGATCTATGACGCCACCGATTGAAACAGCCGAAACCGAAGTGATTACGGACGCTCACGTTGTTGAACGAGAACGTACGCACCTCAACGAGAATGAGCATTCTCTCATTAAAGAACTGCTCCGGCCCGGCGCTTCAATCGAAGCCGTCATCCCAGCCGATGCCACCGCAGAAAAACTCTGGGACACCCTGGATGCCTGCGTGCGTGGGTTTGGCCTGCTGGAAACACGCATGCTCCGGCTCAAGCCGATCATCGGGAAAATCTTGCTGATCTTCGAGAACAAACCATCGCTCTACAAAGCGCTGGGCTATGACACCTTCAGCGATTTCATGCGCCGCGGCGTAGAAGAAACGCTCGGAGCGCACCACACCTGGGCCTACGAAGGCCATAAGCTGGCCAAGCATTGGGAGCAAGTGACGCCCGATCAGTACGCGAAGATTGGGCCGAAGAAGATGAACACGCTTAGCAAGTTCTGTACCGGCAGGTCCCGCAATGCGGAGGAATGGCTGGCTGCGGCCGAGACGATGAAGGTGAGCGAGTTCAATTCGTTCGTGGAACAGCGTGGGTTCCTTTCCCAAGGCGAATCGACCGGCGCCACGATCATCATTCCCACCAACCGGAATATACTCGCGCACTGGAAAGAGTTCTGTAAGGACAAGCAGATCCAAGAGGGTGCTGGATCAAAACAGCAGGATGGAATTTTAGAAGCACTCATGCAAATCGGTGAGGCAGAATTAAGGGCAACAGCAGAAGGGAAAGGGAGGCAAAAAATTGAGACTACAAAACGAACTGGTCCTCAACCAAGCACGCTTGGTGGGGTGTAATTTACTGCCAACCAAGGAAGACCCGAAGGTAACCTTGGCATTCAGGGCAAGTCTAACCCGCGAGGTCGCAGAAGCCTTTGGCTGTCGGGATATCATCTACGCTGGCGACTGCCCCCGGAGCGGCGTCGAAAAGATCTCTCTGGAAGGCGAAGAGATCGATTGCGGAATTCACTTCAAGCATGACAGCTTTGCCTTCCATGCGGTGGCAAACTCGTTGGGCCATTATGTGGCAAAGATGGAAGGCACCGGGCCAACGCTGCTGTTCTCGGTCAAACTTACTGGGTACGCAGAGGTCGCAGCGCAGTTCGTCTGCGCGGTTCACATTGATCCGCTCGACATCACGTTGAAGCCGACGCAGCAACCGTTGGACCTACAAGAAGAGGCGCAGCCTGCGGAGGCTGAAGACAGCGAGCGGTTGATCTCGAAAGAGCAAGCGGCCGATACTGCGGCGGAAGATGCCACTGATTTCATGGCAGAAGTCGGTATACCGGAGGCCGTGGAATGATCTGCCCCAACGAACCACTTTACGGCCTTCACAAGCACCCTATCCTGCTGATACCCCGCAAGGTGGCTTTCATTTGTGAGATCTGCCACGAGCCAGGGATAGGCCAGCCAGGGCAGATCGTCCACTCGGGGGAATGCAGAACGGAACGAGGCCGGCAAAGAGCCAGACGGGCAGCCGGGAAGCACCGGAAGGCAGCGAAAGCATGAGCGAACACATTCAGTTCTTTGTGCCAGGGATACCACGTCCTGGTGGCAGCAAGAAGGGGTTCTACAACAAACGGCTTGGCCGGGTAATGATGGTTGAGGCCGGCAAGCACACTGCGAACTGGCGGGCATCGGTTTCGCAAGCCGGGTCCGAAGCGGTGACGGAACTCCTTACCGGCCCGTTGCGCGTAAGATTCGACTTCGTATTCACGAGGCCGAAATCGCACTACGGGAGCGGAAAGAATAGCACCACATTGAAGGCAGGCGCCCCGCCATATCCAGCCAGCAAGCCCGATTGCCTGAAATGTGGGCGATCCACGGAAGACGCGCTTACAGGTATCCTCTGGCGAGACGATGCGCAAATTGTAACAGAGGCCCTTACCAAGCGCTACGGCGAACAAGCTGGCTGTCTGATCAGGGTAGCCCCGGAGAAAGCGTAGGGTGCCTGGCAAGCAGGGCAAGAGAGATCGTATCAACCGTGCCAGGGCCAAGCGCGTAATTTGGGCAGCCTTGACTGGCGTAAGCTATGAGGTCATAGCCAAGCGTGAAGGCATAACGGTGAAAAAACTACATGATTATATTGGCTGCTACACCAAGTGGTTCTGGAATGCGTACGACAAGTGGGAAGCCGCAGAGTCCCGCTGCCGTGTGATGGCCATGGAATTAAATCTTCTCCGGATCGGGAAAGAGGCACCGCGCGATCGACCGCTGGAGAGCCTGCACCCGCCGGAATTATGGATGAAGTGGTTCAAAATAGCTGGCATTGAAACGGTAAACCAACTGCGCTCAGTTGACAGCAAAACGCTTCTGGACCGGCCGAGGTTTGCTACCGGGGCAATTGAGTGGGCGATCCTGAAATTGGGCAAAGCAGGGTTATCGCACAGGCTGACTGCCCCGCAACGGCCGAAGTATATGAAAAGTCCAAGGAGCATTTCGCTCAAGAACCGAGCGCTATGGGGCAATGTTTGGCAAGCGGGCAGAGAGTAGGAGGCAAAGTTGAGCAAGACTTCAATCGAGTGGACCCAGCACACATGGAACCCGACGCGCGGCTGTTCCCGTGTCTCGCGCGGCTGCGAAAATTGCTATGCGGAACGGATGGCGGGGCGATTTTGCGGGCCAAAATTAATGGACAGCGACAAGGCCCCATTTGAAGGATTTGTGAAAATAACCGGCGCCGGGCCGCGTTGGACCGGCAAGGTGGAGCTGATCGAGTCCAAATTGGAGGAACCGATCCACTGGCGGAAGCCGCGCCTAGTCTTTGTAAATTCGATGAGCGATCTATTTCACGAGGCGCTGTCTCTCCGCGACAAGGAGCGAATTTTCCGCGTGATGCTGAGCAGCCCGAGGCACACGTTCCAGATCCTAACCAAACGGGCGAAGTTGATGTCTGAACAGGTCCCGCAGATTATGTACCGCATCTTCGGCCCCCACTGGACCATGCCCGGATTCATTCACCTAGGCGTCTCCGTCGAAGACCAGGAGACCGCCGACGAGCGCATCCCGCACTTGCTGCGGACGCCGGCGGCGGTACGGTTCGTCAGTTACGAGCCGGCGCTCGGGCCGGTGGATTTCCGCAAATGGTTTGACGAAGGCCTGGAGTGCAATTACTGCGAGATGTGGCGCGGCACGGAAGCGGAGGCGAAGCTTGACGGCAACGAGGAAGATCCTGGATTTCTGTGCCCAAATTGCGGTGAGTCGTGCGCCCACTTGCCGGTGGACGAGCGTTTAGACCAAGTGATCATTGGTGGTGAATCCGGAGCAGGAGGCCGCCCGTTCGATTTGCAGTGGGCACGGAACACCATTGCGCAGTGCAAGGCGGCGGGAATTTTGTGTTTTTTTAAGCAGGCAGGGTCAAACGCAATGCTTAACAATAAACGTCTACTCCTTCATGATAGAAAAGGCGGAGAACTATCTGAACTGCCCGCCGATTTGAATGTTAGGGAGATTCCGAATGCCCTACAAAGATCCACAGAAGGCAAAGGAAAATCAACGTCATGACCCCACGGCTAAAGCCGGGGGCTTGTAACTGAGCCATGCGATACAACTGCACAACCCGCTACGTTCGGGCACATGACGGCGCCCCTGCCCGCTATTACCCTGGCAGCGTTGATATCCGCGTGCTCGGCGTATCCGCACGCCAAACACCGGAAGGTCGATTGGTTGGGACGATTGCGCTTGTCAGTGTACCCGCAAGCGGAGCATTCCCGGCTGGTATTTCTCGGATCAACGGCGAACAGCGGGACACCCGCCAACGCCGCCTTGTACTCCGTAAACGCCCTCAACTGTGCGAATGCCCAACTATGCAGAACTGCTCGTTGCGGTTTCCTAGCCCTGATCCTGGCCCGAATCCCCGTCAGTTCCTCGACGGCGATCCCGCGCCAGGTGCGTTCGGCTTTAGCAACGATCTGCTTGGAAATACAGTGGTTCATGTCTTTGGCGAAGCGCGTCTCTTTGCCTGCCAACTTTTTCAATCGGCGGTTAGCCGATTTCGTTTGTCGCTTCTGAAGTGCGGAGCGCAGTCGCTGATGCCGATGTCGAATCGACTTCAATTTGGAGCCAGAGTACTGCGTACCGTCGCTATCGCTGGCGATCTGCGCGATACCAAGATCCACCCCCAGAAATTCGGACACATCGGATGGTAGGCGATCTTCTGGATAGCGAATGCCTGGAATACCTTCTTCTCCCAGGCGAGGACGCTGATCCAATTGCAGGCGGCATTGGCCCTTGCCATCGTCTCCATGAGGGCGGCATGGGGGATCTGGTTCGCTACCAGTTTTACCTTGGCCGTCAGTTTCATAAACACAGTATAGCACAAAATCGTCTTAACAATACAGGAGGCGGCGCTTCCTCCCCACGCCTGAAGGCGGGAGCTTCCGCGCACGCCGATGAGCCCCGCCGGCTCGCAGGGCAGGGAGGACAGCGGTGAATTGAGGGATAAAGAGGGATTCAGCGGGAGTTGCTTACGAGGGAGCCGGCGGCGGTTAATGAATTCATTTTTGGTCGCTCACTGATAGCGACCCGTCAATACAGCGATGCGACAGGTTGAGTTTAGGTGGCGAAGTCAGGATGCAGTACGATCCGCAATCCCACGTCACAATTGTATAAGTAGACAGGCACCGAGAGATGCCCCCGGTACGCCGCTGCACGCTGACTCGTGGCGCACTGCAATGCGGGCAAGCATTGGTCGGTATCACCGGATCATCTGCGGTGCTCTCGGTCTGGATCGGTTGTGCAGCCATATAAGTTAAGCTTTCGTTTCGAGCAGAGCCTTTACCAGCAGCGGGAAGACAAGCGTGTAATCACCCACGACTTCCGCGTTCATCCCGACAATCTCGCCTTTAGCTCCACCCTCTTTCTCTGGTGGCCAGAATTTTCCCCACGAGCGCCCCTCCGAGTTTTTTAGAATCAGCGAGTTGGCGGCGAAATTGTGGGTGCCGGCAACCGTCATGTCGAACGTTTCGTCTTCTCCCCAGTACTCCACTGACTCGACAATGTGATTAGCCTCTCGTTGCTCCTTGTAGGCTACGTTGAACGGCATCAGCCTATCGGCCGGCTTTAGTTCGGATAGCTTTTTATATGAGCCGTCGCGCATTAGAAATTGGTGATCGGCCGAGGCAATCACTTCTCCCGTGCATCTTCTGGATCGCTTAGTCTCGTTTCCTTTAGATACCCAGGAGTACTTCACTTTGTAAAGCGTCTTCTTGCCGGACGGGAATACGGCCGATACATTCGACAGGACAATCCGCTTCTTTTCGCGGTCGTATGAATAAACTGGGAACCCACTCTTGCCGACCAGTTCTCGGATTGGAATTCCGCGTGGATACATCTTTAGATTGCGGGGCGTCTCAATTAGGGTATCCCCGTGAAGGCAGTAGCTGCAACCGCTAAGTCCTGCATTTGTACCAGATGCGTCACAGATCCGCACGGCATATTTGAACCGCATAATCAACGATTTAGGTTCTGCTCCGTACTCTGTCAGGATGTCGAACGAGGGCCCGACCTGTTGCGCCCAATTCCTCGGAACTCCACCGCCCAAGGTGACGACTCCGCACGATTCCTTATGCTGCTTGATGAGATCCGCGTATCGTTCCCAATCCCCGAACGCATCGAACATAAGCGTGGGCTTGTCCGCCTTCTCGCGCAGCACATTCTGCGCGTAGAAATCCAAGCCAATCTCGGAGTCGCTGAAGGACGGTATGAAAATTGGGATGCCGTTTCTTTGAGCAGCGTGCAGCAAGCCATTCTCTTTTGGGAAGTCCTTGTTCAACCGCTCACCGAGCAACTCCGTAATGTCGGCGCTCGTTATCAGCGTGTCGGGGTCCAACGAATCGGTGATCTCCCGCAGGATGTCGAACCCTTCGTTCAGCGAGTCTTCCAGTTCAATGCAATCGTAAATCCGGTTGTAGCCTTTAGCGTAAAACCAATTGTCGTCAACCGCTTCGGGGTCATCAACTTGGAACATCGGTCGGCCGCGCTCAACGCTGAAGCTGTGGGTGATGACGGAGCCGGTGCTGACAATGCAATGCACCAACTCGTGGTCAATGAGGTCGGCAATTAGAGGACTCAGCGGCGTGGCATTCCCTGAGAGCGTCAAGACCGTAAAGCATTTCTTGTCCTTTGCCATTGCTTGAAGGACTTCGAGCGCTTTGCCAACATCCCGACCGCCGGCTGTCGTCCCGCCCATTGCCTCCGCCAACCCGCTGAACGTGTGGATCTCATCGGCGTGGGGGAAGGCGATAGCTTGCATGCCATGCTCTTTGCCGTGGCCCAACTTGCGTTCATGAGGTTTCGGTAGCCGCGTCACCGGCGGAGCGATAGCCTGCTGCGGAGAGTCCACAGTCTTTCCTGCTTCAGCCTTCGGCTTGGCCGGCGCGGCTTTAGGCGGTTCTGGCGGAGGAGCGGTTTTCGGCGGCATCGCCTTTATTCTACCGCCGCCCGCGAGTTGATACGCGACGAACTGCACGGCTAGCTGAAGCGCGTACAGGCAAAGCCCTCATCTTCATGCCGCGGTTCTCCGCTAGCATCTTGTGCGCTTTGGCAGGGCTGGGGGCGCCGGGACGTTTAACGCGGCCAGAGGCAGCCGCACCGAGAAAAGCTGCCTGTTTTTGGCTGACGATTTTCATGACAGACCTCCTTTACCAAGATCTCCGTAAAGCCCCTAGCTTCAGACATGGGGATATAAGGAGATTCGGCCTTTGGCCGACTGATTTTGCTTGTATTAGATTGCGCATGGCTGTATAATTTGATGAGTGGACTACAAGAGCAACAACAACGTGGTTTATTCGTGCAAGTACCACGTCATCTGGTGCCCGAAATACAGGCGTTCCGTGCTTGTGAAGCCGGTCGATGCGCGGCTGAAAACACTCATCCGCGAAACAGCCGCCGCGCGACGATGCGAAGTCATCGAGTTGGAAGTGATGCCCGATCATGTCCATCTGCTGGTCGAGGTAGATCCACAGTACGGCGTGCATCGACTCATCCGCGAGATCAAAGGCAGAAGTTCCCATGCGCTGCGCAAGGAGTTCCCTTCTCTCGCTACTCGCCTGCCAACCTTGTGGACCAATTCGTATTTTGTTTCGACGGTTGGCGGTTCACCGCTGGCCATCGTCAAGCAATACATCGAGAACCAGAAGCGGAGCGAACGTTGAAACAGCTTCGCAAGGTGTACCGATTCCGCATGGAGCCGAACGGCGCGCAACGCGAGGCGCTGTCGCGCATGGCGGGCGCCCGCCGATTTGTGTGGAACTGGGCGCTGGCACAGCGCAAGGCGCACTACCTTGAGATTGGCAAGGGACTTCCGGCCGCCGAGCTTTCGAGCCGATTCACCGGGTTGAAGCAGCAACCGGAAACCGCGTGGCTTCAGGATGTGGACTCGCAGGCCATGCAACAGGTGCTTGCCGATCTTCAGCGAGCCTACCGGAACTTCTTTGAGAAGCGGGCGCGATTTCCGCGTTTTAAGAGCCGGAAGCGGGATCAGGCGCGGTTTCGGATTCCGCAGCGTGTCAAGATTGCGGATGGCCGGGTCTATGTGCCCAAGGTTGGATCGGTTGGGATTCGCCAGTCTCAATCTATCGACGGTGCGACCAAGAGCGCGACGTTCAAGCGAGATGTCACCGGCAACTGGGATGTGACGCTGGTGACTGAGTTCACGATGCCCGATACGGCGTTGCCGCCTGCCGATCCGGCCCGCGTGGTGGGCGTGGACCTCGGGCTGAAAGACTTCGCCGTGCTGTCGGACGGCGAACAGGTTCCGGTACCGCAGTTCTTCCGCAAGTCGGAACGGAAGTTGCACAAGGCGCAGCGCGTGTTCAGCCGCCGCGAGAAGGGCAGCAAGCGGAGGCTGCGTGCGAAGCGGAATGTATCGCTGGTCCACCGCAAGGTGGCGAACCAGAGGAAGGATTTCGTTCACAAGTTCACCACCGGATTGGTGGAGAAGTACGATGGGATCTGCATCGAGGATCTGTGTGTGAAGGGCCTTGCGAAAACCAAGCTGGCTGGACACGCGAAATCGGTCCTCGATGCTGCATTCGGAGAGACGCGGCGGCAACTTGAATACAAGACCGTGTGGAACCGTAAACATCTCGCGGTGATCGACCGCTGGTATCCATCCAGCAAGACCTGTCACGTGTGCGGCGCGGTCAACGCGGCGCTCACGCTGGCGGATCGAAGTTGGACGTGTTCGGGTTGCGGTGCTCATCTCGATAGGGATCGGAATGCGTCTCTCAACATAAAAACCGAAGGGCTAATCATTCTCGTCGCGGGGCACGCGAAGAGTTTAAACGCACAGGGAGCCGGTGTAAGACCTCCGCAGTTGGAGGCAGTCGGTGTTGAACTGTGAATCCCCCGGCTTCAGCCGTGGGGAGTGTCAATTCCACCGGTAACTCATGGTGCCCATGAACTCGGGCTGAATGGAACTGCCGGCTACTGCGGCTTCCCTCACCCCTCCGACGATGCCAAACCCGGCGGGGATCGCATGACCAAAAATTTTCAGGCCGCCCAAGTCCCCGCGAATACGTAGTCCCCCACCGAGATTCCCCAGGGCAATGCTTTGGGCGGCGGCCGCAGCGCTGGCCTGGGTAACTCCAAAGGTCGCGCCGGCATCCATAGTGGCAAAGAGCGAAACGCGGCCCGCTTTCTTGATAAGATATCCGAATCCGCTGCGCACCGTGGAAAGGTGCGACTGCATCTCGACTGTCGTAATCGAGCACACCTTTGAGCCGCATACCCCGAGTTCGAGAATGGCCGCCGCGAAAGACGGGCTCGAATAGCGGTTGTACTCCCCGCCAAGGCCCACGAAGACCGATGTCGTAGACGGCGCCGCGACGATGATGATGCAGGTGGCCCCTTCCACTACGAAGGTGTAGGTGCCCGCAAGGGTGGGCGTTCCCACGATCGCACCACTGGAGGCATTGAGCGTCAAACCGTTCGGGAGCGTCCCTCCGCTCAGTGTATAAGGCGTGGTGCCGCCCAGCATACCGGAACTGTACGCTGCGCCAGTCGTTGCGGTATTGGTGGGACAGGTTTGCCCGAAGGCGCAGAACGCGACGGACAGAAGCACTAACCCAAATCGGTAAACCATCGTAAATCTCCTTCTATTTCTTATCATGATACTCCCCCTGGAGGTCCGGCCCACCCGCTGCCAAGGCGATCTTCTCCAGACGTTTCATCTCGTTGTCGGCTTCGATCTCCTCCGCAGCGTCGATCAGATCAGGCTGCCGGCTGTCCTCGCTCGGCGTGTCAAGAGCCGGCGGGATTTTAGGCTTAAGTTGAATGCCCATTTATTTAAACCAGCCTAGCAGCGAACCTGCCGCAACCGTGGCGGCGCCCATCTGCGCCACCGGGGGGCCGACTCCCAAGGCAATCCGAAGCCACGTTGGTAATGGCTTTGACGCAGCGGCGAAATTCTCCATGGTATGTTGAGTGGCCACAAACGACTTGGCGCCGGCGTCGCTCATCACGTTGACATGCTGGCTGATCTGGTCCCAGTTAGAAATGAAGGCGGGGGTCGCGGTCTGGATATCCCGCATGGTCAACGCCGCCTGTCCCATGGTCACTTTGGAGGCCGCGATCAGTCCCAGGAATTGCGGGTGAAGATCCGTGACGGTCTTGTCGGTATGTTCCAAAGTGGACTGGGCGGCGGCAAGAACGGGATTAACTTGGGACTGAAGGGTAGTCACTTTTGCCTGGAGTGCATCCAGTTGGCCATTGAGCATCACAAGGGCGGTCCCGACTTGCCGGTTCAGGTCATCACGGGTCGCATCGAGCGTACCCTCAATCTTCGTGGCGTGCTTGTCGATCAATCCTGTGGCCAGCGACGGGACTTCACCGATGGTCTGAGAAAGCTGCCTCAGGACCGGTGTGACGTTCTTCGTCAACCATTGGCGTGTCAAGTCGCCTTGCTTCTCCACCTCTCGCGGGATTGCTCCCACGTTCTGACGTTCTGCGTCAATCAGGCGATAGGTTGGGATCGTCAACGCGATCAGACACAACCCGATTACGCCGTGGAGGCTGAAAACGCGAATGAGAAAACTGCGCATGCGTTACTTCTTTTTGGCCGCCGATCCACAGGGGACGATCTTGCCGTCTGCCGCGATGCAGGCTAGCTCGTTAGGGACAGGATGCTCTAAGCACGGTAGTCAACTATATAATTCCCCTTGTATTCTACTCCAAAACACTTGCCTTTCCACCATCATTGTGGCGGGATCTGAATCTTCGAGCCCGTCGCCGCCACCGGGGTTACCACTACTGGTGGAGGCTGAACAGTCGCCGGCCTGCCTCGCGGGCGCTTGATCGCTTCGCCGGCTGCCAATTGCTGCTCTGCCAGCTTGACGGCTTCGAGCTTGGCAGCCGTCAGGGTGGAGGTTTTGCGCATCAGCTTATTGCCGATGTAAACCTGGAGGAATCGGCTGCCTTGTGCCTTACGAATGAATATGTTAGTCTCTCCACCATCCTTCGGAGTGACGATCCAGGCACCTTCGCCTTTGTCGGCCACGGTGAACTGCGACTCTTCGGGAACCTTTGTGCGGCGCTGCACTGGCTTTGCCCCGGTATCGACAATTGGCAGATTAGCCGGCAATGGGGCAGGGGATTTAGCAGGAGCCGGTAGGCCTTCAGCCACCCTACGACGAGCTACGGCCTCGGAAATGATGCGTGTAATCGCATTCGTGTCAAGCGGCTGCCCGCCGGTGATGGCCGTTACTCCTTCAGCCAGCCGCTCTGGGATAGGCGAGCGCTCCTCCGGAGGCATAGCCTGCTCAGCCTGACTGCGCATGGTGGCGTTCAAGATGATGCGCTGCAACTCAGCCGTAGTCGGGGCGCCGCGGGTCGATCGCTCTAGATTGCGTACCGCTTCAACGATAGCATCGGAAGTCTGCGCCGCAGTAGGGGCTCCAGGTGGCGTAGCGGTGGCGATCCGGCTAGTATCAAACGGTGGCGCCCCAGCAGCCGATCGGGATATCCGTTGGCTCTGGCGGAGCGGCAACTCGCGCTGCTCTACATTGCCAAGATAGTCCAATAACGCCTTGTCCCCAGTCCCATGGCTGGTTTGTTTGGTACCGTCGCTATAACGCTTTGTGGCAACGAACTCCCCGCTGGTCCCGTTGCGGTGGATTTCAATTGTCCCATCTTGAACAGGCTTAGACCAGGATTCGCTGGCCTGTTGTCCGCTTGGGAGGATAGGCAATACCGTTTGATTGAGAACGTAATCCGGACCACTTTTAGTATTTACCCGCTGGAAAACTCTTTCTTTTCCTACGAATCCGGCTGCCTTGATGCGTTGAACGGTCGGATCATCTGGCAGATCTTCTTCTGATGGATTCTCAAGCCCTGCCTCTTTGAGCGCTTCGTGGAATTGGGCGCTCAAGCTCACTGGGGTTGCCCTGCCCATCAGAGAGAAAGAGGGTGGTGCCTCTGGCGGCTGAACACCCGGCGGCATCGGCGGCAATTTCCCGCTTGGATTCTGTATGGCAGTCGGAGCGCCATGGTATTCCAACTCGCTGATCGGAATCGGCAATGGGTGTTGTAGCGGTCCCTGTATCCGTGGCTCCATCGCAGCGTTGGCTCGCCTTTCGATTTCTTCCGGCAGCATGCCGGAGGACCGGACGGATTGTAGCCATTGTTCCCAACTTGCCGCGCCAAGAGGCGGGGGAATATCAGGCGGTGCCGGAGTGGCTGGGCCTTTGCCTGCATGCAGGGCATCCCACCGCAGAGGGGGTGGCTGCGACGGGGGCAAGGCCGCCGCAGCCGGAGGCGCCGTCTCCGGAGGCGTGAGCGCAGCGCCAATCGGGCGGGCCTGCGTAACCTGCTGCCAGATCGGCATCAGATGGGCTTCTACCCATGGCCCGAAAGTGTTTACCATCTCGTCTCGCCAACCCTGAAAGGTGTTCCCTGCCCGGTCAAAGGCGTCGCGACCAAGGTCATAAAGGTCGCGGAAGATCTCACTTGGCGGCTGTTCGCCGGGCTCAGTCGGCCGGCGCCAATCGTAATACTGTGTGCCTTCCGTGCCCTTACCGAGATTCGTAGCCCAGTTCTTGATGTTTTGAATCTTGGCGGCTCTCTGTTCGGCGGTCAGAGGGCCGGCGGGTGTGACTGATTCAGCGGCAAGTGGATCTGTCCGCCCGGCGGATACTGGTTCTGTTGGCGCAGCCGGAGGCGCCCCTGCCGGCTCATGCTTCATCACTTCGGCGGCGGCCAATTGATCGGCAGTCACTGTAGGCGGCGGAGCAGTATTCTGCGCGACCATGGCCTGCTGACGCACTTGAGGGACAGTGGCCTGCCCAATAGATTGCGGAGTAGGTGGCCCTACATCCACGGTCGGCACCTGCGCAGGTGGCGGCATTACTCGTAGTGCCGGAGTGCCGGCAGGGGTCGGTGGCGTAGCCAGATCAACAGTCGGTACCTGCGACGGCGCAGCCGTAGGCACAACTTGCGGAGTTGGCCTGACGACTTTGGACGGCAAACCGGCAGCACGGGTTTGCGCAGCGCGAGCATTGTGTTCCGATACGGATAGCGCTGGCGCAGCCGGTGGGGCAGCAGTCGCAGCAGTCGCGGCAGTCGCGGCAGGCAGGATCTCGCGAGATGAATTGATAAACCCATGCTTTTTTAACTGTCCCAGTATCCGATTGGCATCAGCATCGCTCAATGTCTGATCCATGGACGCAGCAATGAGTTGAATCCGCTTGGCGTCTGCCAGCTTCTTTGAGCCAGCAGCGGCCTCTTTCCGAAATTCTTCCCCAACATCAGAGACAACCTTTGGAGGCTTAGCCGGCTCTAGAGTGGACGGCGGACTTGAAGGTGGCTGAGGTGGCGTAGGCGGAGCGGCAGCCTCCGATGGCGCTGGCGCAGTTTCTGGTATGGCAGCCGCCGGTTCCGGCGGCGGGGCCGTGCGCGCCTCTGTAGGGACGGCTCTGCCTTTTGCTGCGTGTCGGCCTGCCATGCCAGCCATGCCAACACCAAGCGTCATTTGGGTAAGCGTCTGTCTGACTGTAGGCCAGTCCTGTTTATCCCACGCTTCGCGCAAAGCCGGGATCTGTTGGTAGGCATCCCTCAACATCTTGGCTGAGAACCCAGCCGATACCAGCCGGCTCACCAAGCCCTTACCAAGCTGCCCTTCCAGCGAACCCAGCCCACCAGTCCCGGCCATCAACAGCAGGTTCTCCGGTGTGGTCAACCCACTGGCGAATTGCAAGGCTCCGCGTACAGCACCCGGTCCTACGTCCGGGGCAGCGGATTCCATTCGCAGCACAGGGTTGCTTGGATCTTGCTCTAGCGAAGGCACTGTTTCCGAACTGACATGGAATGCCCGCCCAAAGGCGCCTTCTCGGAGTGGCGCTGCAATCCGTTCAAGTACGCTCGGATGATACGCCCCCATAGTAACGCCACCGGGCGCTGGGGTTGGAGCCGTCTCTGGCACCAGCCGGAATGCCTTCAGGAAACTATCACCGTGCTTGCCCTTCGTCACCTCGTCCCACAATTGCCGGTCACTGATACCATTAGGGTTTTTGGCATAGATATCGTCAAGGTCCTCATGGTAGGCAGCATGTGATGGGTTGTTATCAGCGGCTTTCTCATACCACTTGTCCGCGAATTCTTTGACTGTGATTGGAGATTGCTGGCCTTGTGGCATTATTTCTTTACCCCGTAGATCTTGTCCATCGCGTCGCCTAGCGGATCCGGCGGCTTCGCCAATTCGTGCGGCACTCCGTAAATCCTATCCATCACATCACCGATTGGGTCTTGTGATGGCGGTGTCCGCCCGGCGGACATTCGCTCGTAAGTGTCCACTGTTTGCTTCGCCAACTCAACGCTTAAATCTCCAATGTCGGCGAACCTCTGCAATAGCCGAACGCGGCTGGGACCGTCAGGTAGATAATTAAGTGCATCCGCCAGCACTGCGGCCTTGGCCTCTGTTGATAACGAGTGGATATATTTCTCGTAGGATGTACGCCCCTTGACCCCCACACGCATCTCGCTATAGAGTTTCTCAAATGTTGGGTAGTCTAATTTCCCGGCGGAGACTTGGCTTTGTAGAAACTCAAAACGCTTTTCGGCCGGGGCCTCCATCATATCGAGGTAAATCTGTTCGGATGTGCGATCACGTTCCAAATTCACGTCTGCGGCGGCCTGCGCTATAGGCCTTGCTTCTTGAATCCTCCGTTGGTCTTCTCCTCCACCTCGCGCTCCCATGAGAACGCGCTTTACTGGTCCCCAGGCAGTTCGTTCTGCCACTTCATCCTTGCCACGCGGGACATCTCCAGCGATCAGCCTCCCTGCTCCTCCCAATGTCGTCTCCATGAAATTCTGCGCCATGACTGGGCTGACGTGCAGAAAACTCGGTAATGCCTGAGTTCCCTTGACGACCCAACGCGGAGTGTCGCTCGTGTAGCGTTTCTTTGGAGAACCCTTTAATTGTTCTTCGGTCGCAATCTGGCGCCCTGTGAACATATTGCGATTGGCGATCGGCTCAATAATTCCACCCTTGAGAATCGGTGGCAGAGACTCGGTTAGTGCCGGCCAAGAGAAACTGCCGCGGTCGGCAAACCTGACTGGGCTAGCATCACTGGTGCGGTCCATCAGAACGCCTTCGGCGAAATCCCTGAAGCTCTGCGGGTTTGTGCTGCGGTGCCACTCCAAGAAATCCTCAATGGGATTCCAAAAAAAGCGCCCAACGTTTTCTTTGGGGATTTTGAATACCTTCGTGTAGTTCCCATCTTTATCTTTATCGTCCCCAAGGATCACTAAGAAGTTGTTGTCTTTCTCGCGCTGCGAGATGTCTTGCCACACCTGCGGGTACTGAGTTGTATTGTGGACATAACTAAAGAGCCCTGGCAAGCCAACTATCGCAGTGAGGGCTAGAGCCGATTTCACTGGATAGTTCTTGACAGCGCCGGATACTGTGAGCGCTCCTTGTAGCCGGGTATTGATGAAGGGCACCCACATATTTACCTCCTTCATCTTGGCACCCATGCGGCTGTAATCTACTCCAGCATCGCGCGTCATCATGCCGGCGGTTTCCAATGGCACCCCAGCTTCCAATGCTTTCTGAAGATATCCTACGCGCGGGGCCAACTCGACGGTTTGTGCGGCAATCCGCATAGCCTCCCACGGCATCAGGTTGCGAACGACTCGTTGCCATTGTGGTTCGATCACGCGAGCCATAGTCTTCGGGATATTCGCCTGCCGCTCAAAGAATCCAGAGAATCCAGCCCCGCTCTGCATGTAGGCGTCGTAGTAAGGGCCGCCTGTGACCGTCTGAGAAAATCCTTTCAACCAATCCCAAGGGGTGAAGGGAGTGGCTCCATACGGCGCTAATTCCGCAGCTCGCAATGTCGCTGCCTGATAAGATCTAAGTGTGTTTCCGATAAGGAACGGCGGGTTGAACCGCGTGCTTCCCAAAACCATAGATCGACTGGTTTGCTTGACCCAACTACTCAACTTGTCTATATCTGAAACATTCAACCCTGAGACGGAATCCGCCAATGGCTTTGGGACAGCGTATGCTGTTTTTGTCCCATCTACAAAGGCGGTCACAAGTCCTTCTCCGGGCTCAGGCTTCTCGTTCTTGCCTAACGGCCGGATGACATCTTTTAATACAGGGTCATCTATATACGAAGCTAGGCGGAGTGTCACCTTATTCTTCTCGGCCAAAGTGATCATCTTAACGGCATTGCGGAGAAATCCCTCTGTTGGAGGCAATACCTCTTTCGTGCTGCCTTCGCGTCCATATACCACTGATTGCTTGCCAACATTGAAGCTCCTACCGCCAACTGGGAGCTTGTCGGCGTCTTCTGGGAAAAATGCTAGGCGCTGCAACGGAGCGTAGAGTTGTCTGCCCTTATCCATCGCCGCTAAGGCCTCATCACTAATCAAGCCCGCATCGTGGTATATCTGCAAGAAATTGCGGCCATACATCCGCATCTGTCGCGCTGCCAGGTCTACCTGCGCCATTTTTTCTGGTCCTAATTGTGCCCGTTGAGCAGCCAATTCTGCATCAACCTGTTCTGCCGTTAAACCTCCAGGTGCCTTATAATTTGGCTTGTTCGCGAAGTCTTCTTTGACCGTCTCCAGCATCAAGGCTTTGTCGAGTTCCGGTTTGAGGCCTTTTTTGGCTATTGGGTATAAAATCCTCCGTGCATCACCCATTGCGGACGCTATTTTGACGGAGTGAGCGGCGAACTGGCGCGCTGCGGTGTACGCCTTATCCTCCTTTGGAGTCGCTGCCATCTTTTCAAAGTCGCGGATTGGGCTAAACTGATCGATCCAATCTGTTTCCACAGATTTCAAGTTAAGCGGAGGCAACCGCAGGGAGCCCGCTTCAGGGGATAGCGCTGGCATCCCATCAGGAGCTTGCGGCGGTGGCGCAGTTTTCCGCGAAGCTGCGATCACCAGATCCGGCACTGCCCTGTTGAAGGTACTCGCAGCATGCGCTGTAGCAGCGGCCGCGAACACCCCGTCTACAACTGCCCGGCCGCCGCTCTTGAACATCGTGTAGTAGTCGCCACGATTATAGGCATCTAACATTTCAGGGGCTTGTTGAATGGCGGCTTTCCCGGCTTGACTGCCAAAATAAGCGGATGCCCCAGCCTGAATTGCCCTTGCCGCCGTCTTGACTGCCACGTTAGAAGCGGCCTCCTCGACAGAAGAGACCCCGCCGGTGAGTGCCGCAAGTCCCACATTCATCGGACTCGCCAGTCCCATCGCTGCGTCGATAGCCGTCCGGTGGAACCAGTCAAATGGGCCAACAAGGAATGTCCCTAATTCATCCCCGATTTCCTTGGTTGGCAAGAGCGGCTTAGTGAATGTCTGTGCAACGCTTTCTGGTGGAGGCGGGGTTAGGTCTACCTTGCGAGGCGGCATCGGGCCAACGAATCCTTGAGGACGCTGTACCGGTGGGCCTGTGTAGATTTGCGTGCCAGGTGTGCGGCTGTAGATATCCATCATCGGAACGAATGATGATTTGGGCTCCTCCGCAAGGATATGAGGGACAGGCTGCCTCGGCCCTACAAAGCGATTTGGAGGGTTGGGCGGCGCGGATGTTTGAGGGTCCGGCATGTGTGCCCTCTACTGATTGTTCGGCCGGTTTTTTCGCAGGTTTGTCACTTTCTGCGCCGGTGTCAGAGCAGGCGGCGATCCAGTCTCCTTCTTTGGCGGAGCAGCCGTTCTTTTCTTGGCTGGTGCCACAGAAGGCGCAATAGTAGCTGAAGCGGCCGGCCCTTGACCGCTGGGTTTAGGAATCAGCCTATTGAACTCGTCCTTTAGAAGATCTTTAGAGGCTGCCTCGTGTAGCCCTTTTTTCGCGAGGGAGCGTACTCCATCAGGCACTCCTTCCTTCCTGTCAATGTAGTCGCTCTGCCTTTCTATGTCCCCCGGATATACCCGCTCAGCCTCACCCGCCAAGTCCTCGGCTGCTCGGTCACGCGCATCTTTTTCCGCCACGGCTGCCGTCTGCCGCGGCAGCGGTACAGGCTGGCCAACTGCTTGGCTGCTCGGCACGCGAATAACTGATCCATTGGGGCCGGCAACTTCGTCCAAGCCAATCACTCCATACAGAGGTTGGCCATCCTTAGTAACCGGCTCTGGCACACCGGTTCTGCGGTTGACACGGAAGATTTGTCTGGGACCACTTGGGGTCAAGGATGCTGACACAAAGGCTTCCTGCGCTACGGCCGGCATTTTTAACTGATCATGAGGCACAAATCCTTGTTCTTGTGCTGGGATTGGCTGCATTGTGCTTTCTTCTAGCCATTGGCCGCTAACCGGGTCTCTGATCACGTTAGCGTGCCACTGCTCAAGATTGGCCGGATTATAAACTGTTGTTGCCTCCCCAATCTTGTAACCCATACGAGTAAGCAGTTGGCGATCAACCGGGTTCCGTAAATCCATCGTGGGCGGAGCGGCCGTAACTGGCGGCGCTCCTGTGTCCGCCGGGCGGACAGCCGCAGAAGGCGGCGGTGCAGTGGCCGGCATCCCTTGTGTGAGCGACTGTTGGCCACCCATTGATGGAAGCGCTGGCGGGTTGACGGCAGGTTGCGCGCCTTGTGGTGGCGCCGGTGGAGCGGCAGTGCTGCCTCCCAATTGCTGTAACCGCTGCATCTCCATACGCTGCAACGCCTCTTGTACTGGGTCCGTAGGAGCTATCCCGCCAGCGCTTGCGATCCATTGGCCGGCTCCGTCTTGGCCAAGATGAGACTGGAGATCCATCGACTGAGCAATCTGGGCGGCGGCTCTCTGAACTTGTGGGGCGCTTGCGCTTGGTCCCATGGACGCTGTAGCAGCAGCCAACTGTTTATTCGCCTCTCCCCGCCAGTAGGACTTCAAATTCTGCGGGGCAGTCGATGCGTCAGCCATGTGGGCAATCGCTCCCGTCTCTGATTGGAAGTCAATCGGCTGGCGTACTTTGATGGGGCCGCCCGTGGCGTGAATAAGCAGATTCTTAAAGAACCCCCCAATTCCATCCTTCGGCACATCACGCACCTCGTACTGCGCGTGTTGAGCCATCACGCTCTGCGCTTGCTGGTAGATCTGCTGTTTGGCCGCATCCGTCAATTCCGGGTTCTGCAACATCATGCTTACCTGATTGCGGTAGGCATTCATTTGTGACTCGGTATTTTGATCTTCCTGCGCGGCCTGTGCTAAACGGTTCTGCCGCACGCCGCGGAGGAACCCCAAGGCGATGTCGGCGCCGGCCACTGCGTGCGGATGCGCCTCCCACCCGGTAGCCTGCGGCATCTCAGGGATCTGCTGTTGTTGTTGAATCGGATTGAGATAGGCGGAAAATGGGCCTTTAGATTGAGCCCCGGCAATCTCTCCAAAGGTATCGGCTGCTGACGGCATACGCAGTTATCCTCTGCTTAAGGATAGCCTAACGTTGCAGATTATTGAATGTAAACGTATTGGCGGTTTAATTCTATTGGTTCGTGCCCCCAGGGAACCAAACTGGATTTCGATTTTGGCTGGGTAAGTTCTCTAGTTGGCTAAAGCTGACGCTATTGGGGGTGGCGGCGGATCCAAATAACCCGCCAGTGGCAAGGTTGCCGGCTGTCCCTGCGAGGCTTGAGAAGAAGTTAAGCATGCTCTGCTGCTGCTGTTGAGCCAGCTGACCGGCCGCTATATTTGTTTGAGAACCACCTGATAAACCAGAGAGTTGCGCCCCAAGTTCTTGCAGGCTCATCCCGCCAAGCCCTTGGCCAAGGGCCGCAAGCTGTGCTGGCGCCTGTTGAACCATATTGGCCTGCGCTGTAGCGATCCCGCCGGCCGACTGAGTTTGCAGATTCGCAAGCGCAGTATCACGAGCCGCACCCGGCGGCAAAGTGTTCATAATCTGCTGCTTAGATGCATTAAACCCACCGGAGATCTGAGAGATCACCGGCATGGCCGCAGACAAAGCCTGCTGGCGGTTGCCTGAAGCTAAAGAAGTTAGCTGAGAAGTAAGCGGGGCAATGTCCTGTTGGAACTGATTGTATAATTGAGATTGCTGCTGCCCAGCCTGAGAGGCTACGCCTAACTGCTGCCCGGAAATCGAATTTGCATTACTGATGTTTTGGCTAGGCCCCGGTCCCATAGCTATACCGCCTCTCCCTGAAAGGTATTAAACTGCCAAGTCTTTTTATCCAGCGTGGTTACAACGCAGTCTGCCGGCACATCTTCACCCCACGGCAGACAATCGGTGAGTTTCATCCCACAGTACTGTGTGATCAGCCTGGCGGCACGGTTCTCGCTGGCGCTCACCCCGTAGATGGCGGCAAAGCCGCGCTCTGTAAAGGCGTGCTCCAGGAACAGATCAAGTGCGCGGTGCCATACCGATTCCGGCGTGCCGGCGAAGAAGGCGGCGCCCACTTCCGCGAGTACTGCATGCCCAACCTGTCGGGCTTGGCAGATCCACCCAATCCCCACCAATTTGTCCCCTACGTAGCACCCGACCGGCTCTGAAGTCGGCCGGTAATTCCAGCTCAGGAATTCGAGCATGGTCATGCCCGGCGTTCTGTAAAAGATTGATCCAAATAGGCCTTGACCCTTCCAGATGCAGTATGCAGCCATCAGCGCGGGGTATTCCATGCCAAGTTGCAGGCGGACCGCATCGACCGGTCGGACAGTCTCAGGTAGGGTTGGGCAAGACATTCCACCCCAAGGATGGCACGGTTCGCCCTTGCATGTGAATGTTTACTATTTGGAATGCTCTAAGCATGGTAGTCAACTATATAATTCCCTACTATGTATCGGCCCTCGTAATTCTTTCCAGAGCCCGGTGCGGGCTTTCAGGAGCCAACGTAGAGGATGTCGTCTCATGCGTTTCCTGAGAAGCCGTCGCGTTCACGCGACGGTAGTTCACTTCCTGACCAACTTGTCGCCTTCTAAGGACCATTGCCCGTCCGGCAGTTTCCGGTACCGCAGGATGGTCCGCAGGATCAGATTCAACTGCAATTGCAGTTCATCGGCCTGGAGTTTGATCGTCTCCAGCATGCCCTTTTCGTCAGCGGTTAGGACGTATTCGTTCATGCTCCACCTTTTGCTTTCAAAAGATCACGGATGAATTAACGAAGTCTACCATCAAGGTACCGCTGATTGACTTCAGTGTAAAATCTCCATTTAGCTGCAAGCAGTAAGCCGTAAAAGAGACTCCCGATGCTGGCGTGATTGTAGTGGTCCCTGGGCTGCCATCGGAAGTGAGAACTGTAGACGCAACCGTTCCCGATCCAACGGTTTGAGCCATGGTTTGGGCATTTCCATTGACATCCAAGTACGTGATCGTGAACCGTACCGCAGATCCCACTGGCGCGGCGGCAGCTACCCATACAGTGGGTTGGCAGGATTTTACAAAGGGCAGTATGGACATTAAGTTCTGGCACGCCCGGATATTCATATTCTCAATCAAGACTACCTGGAACCCGGCTTGATTGCTTTGAGCAATTGCACCCCAGGCAAAGAGTAAAACGATAAACAGCAACTTCCTCATATAAGCCTCCTTTTAAGCGGCGTATTTCACACGGTTAGAATCACTAGGATCATACCATAATTGCTTGGTCCCTGATCCCGGATCACTTGATGGCAAACCCTGATGAACAAATGCCGATCCATTCAAATTAACAACATGCGTCCCATCGTAAAGATAGAGAATCCCCGAACCCGCATCAACCTTCAAATCGGCGTAAGCAGAGGGAGTGGCCGTCGAGGAAAGAAGCAGGCGGCCGGCCTGCCCCCCGGAGACAGCATTGGTATATAAGTCTACGGTTTTTGTCGTTGAATATAGCAGGAATAGTTCAAAAGGCCTGATGCCAACATAAGCTCCGGTGGAGTTGTCGAGACACTTAAACCCCGCATATCCAGCTCCGTAGCTATCATAATAATTTGCAATGCTTGTCGTGATCCCGTTCAGGATGAGGCTCAATGTTCCCTGTACGATCGCCACTGACGAAGATGTGATCGTTACGCTACTGCCGCCGCTCGCCAAAGTGATCCCCGATGTGTTCAGGGTTATATAGGCGGTCCCGTTGTAGACCATCTGGATACTGGACGACGAAATGATCACTGAGTAGTTGTTGGCACCTCCGAAGGAACTGGCGATAGTGATGCCAGAGCCGGTTAAGCTCATATATGGGCTGCTCACCAACCCGCTCCCGCCTCCAGACGCCGCCGTGCTGTACAGCGTCATGCCGGACGAACTCAGGTCGATCAGGGGATTGCCGCTGCCGCGGCTGAAGATCGCGTCTCCTGTGAAGATGGCCGTGCCTTGGGTGACATTGGCCGCCGCGAGCTTGTTCAGCCCCACGCTGGCGATCAGCGAGTCCACTAGGGCCAGCGCTGCAACCACCGTGGCGGCGTTGCCAGTGGTGATGTTCACCGCAAGTTGGCCGGCGACTGTACTGAGTCCTGCTCCCATGGCGAGCGTGGTGGTATTCCCGCTCTTGGTCAACGGTGCAGCGACGCCTGATACCAGGAAACTGTTGGTGAAGATGATTGTCGAGGAAGTCCCGCTCAGCGTGTCAACCGATGCCTGCATACTCACGGCGTTGTTGGGCACGGTACCTGTCAACGAGAACGGTTGCAACGTCGAGGTGAGTAAACTGGTCAAGTTAAGCGTGGCGGATGACACCACGCCCCCGCTGGCGTTCAAGAAGATCAACCGCATTTCCGTGGTGCCGCTGCCGGCGCCGGCCGTCACTGCCGCCCAGATCTCGAAGATGTAATTGTCCGCCGGGCGGACAGTGAAAGTCTGATACAGGCCGGCTACGCCGGAGGCTACAATCTGGAAACACTGAACGGCGAAGCCCAGACTGCTGTTCGAGACCGTCGAGTACGTGCCAGTCGAATCCGGCGTCCACCCTACCAACCCCTGAATGGCTGATGGATTGACCAGCATGTTGTTGGAATTGCCGGTCGGCGGAGGTCCGACATGCAGCAGAAATGTGGAGGTTTGCAGCGTAGCTGTAGAGTCGCCAGTGTAAGGCGGGCTGTTTACGGTGTTGTCACGGCTCAATCCCCAGATCGAGAACTTTAGATATCCGTCAACCCCTGGCCCCGGATAGTTCCCTTCCAGGGAAGGCTCAACAAAGGTGGCACCAGTGTTGGGGACTTCGATGTTCTTGTTGAACCCGCTGGTATTTGAAACCCCTCCAGGGTTAATTGGATTGCCGCTGGAGTCCGTCCACTCCACGCACAACTGGTAGAAGGCGCAGTTGGGGTCTCCTTGCAGGGGCGTTGTTAGTGAGACCGCAACAGCCCAATACGGATTTCCAAGCCCGTTGGCGCCCATGTAGATGTTGGCTGGGGTAGGGGAGGAACCGCCGACGTTGGTGACTGTGATCGTGGCACCGCCGGCAATCGGGGAAGCGGCGATCGGCACCGTCAAGATGTTGCTCAGTGTTGCGACCGTCGCGCCTGGGTTAGCGTATTGATTCGCCCCGTAGGCCCCGACCTGGATAGACTGTGCAGAGGTCTGGACAAGGATCTGGAACAAAACGGTCGTGAGGTAATGCGTTCCGTCGTTGTCCACGCGATCAGGGACAACGGTTGGTGAAGACGGGATTGCCGTCCACCCGCCGGTCGCAGTGGCAACCCAAGTGCCGCTCTGGTTCTGATAGTACTGCGAACTGCTGGTCAGGTAGACATATATCCCCGCTGGATAGTTTGGGTTCGGAAGGCTTGGCAGGGAAGCGACTCGGTTTGTAAGGCTGAACTCCAGGTTCAGAATCGTGCTCAACACGCCGCTCATCAGTTCCTTGACAACCATTTGAAGAGTAGCGTACGTGGTCTGATTCTGATCGAGTGTGCGTATGCCGGTATCCGTCAGAACGATGCTGGATGGTTGTGTCGGTGGGCCATTGATGACGATCGTGCAAGATGCAGTTGTGGCAGTAGCGCTGGCATGGTCCGTGACTTGGCCGACGAACGTGAAAGTCCCGCTCACCGTTGGATTGCCGGTGATGGCTCCGGTGCTGGCACTGAGCGATAGGCTGGTTGGTAGAGAGCCGCTGGCGAGAGAATAGGTGTAGGGGGAGACTCCACCGGTTGCGATCAAAGCCCCTTGGTAAGCCAGCCCAATCAACCCAGCGGAGCCGGCAAAAGAGATTTGCAGGGGCGTGCTGGAAACGGCCGCACTGATGACGATGGTGCAGGAAATCGTGGCGATATTGCCGGCGGTGTCCGTCACGCTCCCGGAGACTGCGTAGGGGCCGACAGTCGTGGGTGTGCCAAAGATGATGCCAGTGCTCGTATTGAGCGAAAGGCCGGGCGGGAGACCACTGGCAGAATAGATGTAGGGAGGGGACCCACCAGTTGCCGTGAAAGCTCCACCATAGACCACCCCGATAATCCCTGTGCTCCCGGAGAAGCTGATTGCCAGAGTAGACGTAACCGCCGCAGTAGCTTTCAAGGCCTGCTGGGCGGCCTGCTGTGCAGTAATGGCAGTGGATTGAGCAAGGTCCAGCCGCAGGTTCAACCGATAAAGACCTGGGTCCTTCAGATCATTTTGGGAGACATTGATCTGAGGCGAATTGGTGTTCTCGTTGGCCATTACGCTGCTCCTTCACCGAGGCCCATCAGTTCATTGAAATTCATCTGCCGCAAGCCAGCGTGCCGGTCGCCACCGCATTCAATCCATTCCAGACCAGACCCTTCAGTATAGAAGGCTAGGGGAGTTGCCGCTGTAATCTGCACTCTGTAGGTTTTGCTTTTGTTGTACCCACTGCCCCAAACAGAGGGCAACAAGAAGCGTTCTACCGCTCTCGTGGCATGCGCCGGCAAAGTGGCCGTGAATGTGCCTGTATCGGACAAGATCGTCACCGTGATCTGAGATGCGCAAGTGTACATCCACCAGCCTTGGAAGACGAACTTCCAAAACTTCACCCCAAAGGTCTGTTCATACGAGTCCCAGATCGTTACGGCAGCCGGCTCTTTGACATTCTCCACCGTCCAATCCCAGAGCTTGGCGAGACCATTTGTCCCTGGTGTCAACAACAGGCGCCATTGCGTTCCCGACAGATTCGAATTGCATGGCAGAATCACTCGCCGCGAGGTATACGTGGTGTTCACGCTGAACACCTGCACCGTCCCGGCTTCTTGTGTTTGTAGCGCAATCGCGCAGGCTACACCGCCAGTGTTGATGGTAAGAATCAGATTACGCGCGAGCTTGGGGTAGGGATAGCCGAGATCAGACCATGGTGTCCAGAGAACTACATCCGCCGGGTCAGAGCCGGAAGATTCAGGGATAGGGCTCCAGCGATTAAACGCCCACGAAAATTGCTGGTACTTGCCTCCGTTGCCAGGCGTGATAGTCAGCCGCCACATTTTGGCGAACACATCCACAGGGATCGGATAGTTATTTTTCCGATTGTCCACCGACCCTGTGTGGTTCACGGTCATCACCGTGCCGTTTTCATTCTGCAAAATGACGGCCGCTGGCACGCTTTGGGTGTCTGCATCAATGGAGAGCCATGTCGGATTCTTGTCATTTTGGCTCTCCGCGTCCTTCCAGCCGGTGCTGTAGATGATGTCCGCAGGATACGGGTCAAAATCGAACTTATATTTCCACTGCTTAAAGCCAGCCGGAATGGTGCCGCCGGAGGGGTAAACGCGGACCATCTTGGCAATTGTGTCCGGCGCCAACGGAAACACGCATTTGCTCCGGCCTCCCGTGAGGGTGAAAGACGCTACTGCGGGCGTCACGGTCTGCCCGGCAATGCCGCTGAGAGTATCCATCACCAAGTTCACGTTCGATCCGCTGGTGTCGTCCCACTCAATCGTGATTGTCCGAAGGTACTTGTCCCACGGGTGTCCAAGGTCATCCCAATCAAACGTGTGGCCCACCACTCCTGGGTCGGCAGGCTGAAACTTGAAACTGTGGTTGAATAGCTGAAACTCCCCGCCGCCACTGGTCAACGCCGGTTGATTCGGGTCCACGAACAGGCGCCACATTTTCCCCTGCAATCCGGTTGGGATAGTGACGTTAATTTTCCGGTTTTCCTCCGTGGCTTTCGCGTTGAAGATAAAAACCGTCGCCCCGTCAGCCTGCACCTCTACCGTCACATCGACGTTATTGGTGTTGACTTCGATGTCCAACTGGTTCAGGTACTTGTTATACTCCGAACCGCCATCTTCCCACTTCGTAAAGGCGACGATATCTGGGGGGTATTGCTCGTGCTGGAAATTGTACTTCCAGGATTTGAACCCTATCGGCAGAGGTGTGGTCTGCGGGTAGAGCCGGATGTCCTTCGCGATCAGCCCGTCAGGGAGCGGGAACGTGCGCTCACTGCGGCCAGCGGTCCCAAGATCGAATGTTGCCACTGCGGACTGGACGGTCCCACCGCCAATGCCAGTCAACAGGTCCAGCACCATCACGACATCACTGCCGCTGGTATTGTCCCATTGGATTGTAACGGTGTACAGCCGCTTATCGTAGGGATAGCCTAGATCATCCCAATCGAAAGTGTGTTGGACTTCTCCCTTATCCGCCTTCTGGAAAGCAAAGCGATGGTTGAAAAGCTGCCACATGCCGCCGCCGATGGTCAGAGCCGTTTGAGTGGGATCAACAAAGATACGCCATTTCCTGCCTTTCAGATTTGGCGGTAGCGTAATGTTGACCCTGCGATTGGACTCTGTAGTGGTGATGGCGAAGGGCGGCCCGGCATTGGCACCGTCTGTTTGAATCCGAACCGTTACTGCGACGTTGTTGGTGTTCACCTCGAAGGTAACTTGGTTGGCGTACTTGTCGTACTCGTAGCCGTCATCCTCCCACGGCGTAAAGGCAACGATGTCTGCGGGATAGTCTTCTTTCTGGAAACTGTACTTCCAGTTCTTGAAGCCAACCGGGATGGCCCCGACGGATGGATAGAGTCGGATCGCTTTGGCAATCAGTCCGTCGAGTAATGGGAATGTGCGTTCGCTGCGACCGGTGCCGGCACCCAGATCAAACGTCATCACTGCGGAGCGTACCGTGCCACCGCTCACGCCACTCAACAGGTCGAGCACCATGACCACATCTGCACCGCCGGTGTTGTCCCATTGCAGCGTGACGGTATACAACCGCTTGTCGAACTGATGGCCCAAGTCGTCCCAGTCAAATGTATGCTGGACTTCTCCCTTATCGGCCTTTTGGAAGGCAAAGCGATGCGAAAACAACTGCCACATACCGCCGCCCGAAGTCAATGCCGTTTGGGTAGGGTCAACAAACAAACGCCACTTTTTACCCTTGAGGCTGGTAGGCACGGTGATATTGACGCGCCGGTTTGACTCAGTAGTTTGCGCAGTCCCAGTGAAAACCGTAGCGCCGTCTGTCTGTACCAGAAAAGTGACGCTCACGTTGTTTGTGTTCACTTCCAAATCGATTTGATTCAAATACTTGTCGTACTCATACCCACCGTCTTCCCAAGGCGTAAAGGCCACAATGTCAGCGGGATAGTCTTCTTTTTGAAAACTATATTTCCACCCTTTGAAGGTGACCGGCAGGGTGGTTTGTGGGTATAGCCGGATTGCCTTTGCGATCAATCCGTCCGGCAAGGCAAAAGTCTTTTCACTGCGGCCGGCAGTCCCGAGGATAAACGTGGCGACTGCTGACTGGACCGTTCCACCACTCACCCCGCTGAGGAGGTCCAGTACCATTGTGACGGAAGCCCCGCCCGTGTTGTCCCACCGCAAGGTCACAGTGTAGAGCTTCTTATCGAAGGGATAGTCTAAATCGTCCCAGTCGAAAGTATGCTGGACCTCCCCGAGATCAGCCTTCTGGAAGGCAAAGCGGTGGTTGAAGAGTTGCCACATGCCGCCGCCCGACACCAGAGCAGTCTGGGTTGGGTCAATGAACAGGCGCCACTTTTTACCCTTCAGCGCCGTTGGAGTAGTGATGTTGACACGACGATTAGATTCCGTGGTTTGGGCGGTTCCCGTGAAAACAGTAGTCCCGTCCGCTTGGGCCTGGAACGTCACTGCCACATTGTTGGTATTGACCTCCAGATCAAGCTGATTCAAATACTTGTCGTATTCGTAATTGCCGTCCTCCCAAGGGGTAAAAGCCACAATGTCAGCCGGGTATTCTTCCTTCTGGAAGGTGTACTTCCAGCTTTTGAATCCAAGCGGCAGTGGAGTCGTTTGCGGATACAACCGCACTGCTTTGGCGATCAGTCCGTCGGGCAATGGGAATGTTTTCTCGCTCCGGCCCGCCGTGCCAAGCACAAATGTTGCCACTGCGGACTGGACCGTTCCGCCACTCACGCCGCTCAGCAGGTCTAAAACCATCGTCACCGAGGCGCCACCCGTATTGTCCCATTGGATGGTCACGGTATAGAGCCGCTTATCGAACTGGTATCCCAGGTCATCCCAGTCAAAGGTGTGCTGCACTTCGCCCAGGTCCGCTTTCTGAAACGCAAATCGATGGTTGAAAAGCTGCCACATGCCGGTGCCGCTGGCGATCGCCGACTGAGCTGGGTCTACAAAGATGCGCCACTTCTTGCCCTTTAGCCCAGGCGGGAGCGTGATGTTCACTCGGCGATTCGATTCCGTGGCCGTCACGGTGAAGGTGGGTCCGGCGTTCGCGCCATCTGCCTGGATCTGCACGGTGACGGCGACGTTGTTTGTATTAACTTCAAAATCGATCTGGTTAGCGTACTTGTCGTACTCGTAGCCGCCGTCTTCCCAAGGCGTCACGGTGCAAATGTCGGGCGGATAGTTCTCTGATTCCGGGAAAGTTACCTCAAAGATCCGGAAGAGATCAGCCGACGATTGAGGCGCGCCGCCTACCTCCGTCGCAGAGGAATACGGTCGCACCCGGAACAGCTTCCCGATTGTCGGATCTGATAGCGGGAAGGTTTTCATGCACCGACCCGAACTAAGGCCGGTCGGGCCGGTCAACGTGAACACCTGCGCGGTCCCGTTCGTCAGGCAGTCCCGGCCGCCGCGCGTTTCCAAAACAATTTGGCGATTTGTGCCAGCAGTATCGAATACCACCGTCATCTGGTATAGCCGCTTGTCGTGCCGGTTCCCCAAATCCAGCCAGTCCGTGGCGCTGCCGGCGGTCAACAGACCGGTCTCCTGGTACTGGAAGATCAGCCGGTCAAGCGTGCATTGCACCGGCAATGCCGTCCCGGATAAGACAAACGAAATTGCACGGGCCTCCCGACCATAGGACTGATAAGTGCTCCCGCTCACCAAACTCATGTTGGGAAGTAGGGATACAAGTTGGCGCCCGACGAAAGAACTGCCTGTGGGGATGGCGATATTGAACGTATCTACGACCGTATCTGAATAATTCAAGAGCACTTGCACTGTGATGGTGGAGCCGCTGGCGGTATAAAGCTGTGGGTCCGCATCAAGCCACACCTCCTCCCACAGTTTGTTTATCGCCGGAGTGCCGAGATCAAACCACGGCAATTTCACCGACCAAGAGATCCCCGCGCCGTCTTGCCCGACTCCCGCCGCAGTCCACCAGTCGCTGGTGTAATTGATCCCACCGCTGATGTACACCGCATCCGCAATCCCAAATACGGCACCAGCCGAAGTGCCTACCGCCAAGATCAATGACTCCGTGTCCGGCTCACGATAAAGCGTAGTGATGGTGTTGAACGATCCTCCACCGGCCGGTTGATTTTCGTTGAGTTGATACCAGCGACTGCCATAACGTGGTTCACAAGCCAGCGTCCATATATTCCCATCCGTCGCTGTGTAGACCAACCGCACCACCCCGCGCCGGTATTCCATTCTGGCACCAGCCAATGCGGCGGCAGCGGAATAGTTCAACGGGGCAATGCCGTTGAAGTACTGATTGTGGAAAATCGGGTCGATCGCTTCGGTGCGTTTGGTGAGGGTGCCCCCGTCCCAAGAGTAGACCCCATCGTTCGACAGGAACCACAATTCGCTCTCCGTCTTGCACCATGCCGATTGAGCAACTAAGCCTTTCTTAGCTACTTCTGCTGCTTGGTAAAGTGACCCGTTGATGACGGGGACTTCAAACAGTGAGCTTAGATTCATGCAGGCTACTTGCCCGCGGAATTCGCAGAGGTTCACAATGCCATTCGAAGGCGTTCCGACTCCCTGGCTGGTGATGGCGCCGGCCGCGTCTATGCCGACAGGGAACGCTTGTGGAGACCCGGCTTTGCTCTTGTAGAGCATGTGCGGGTTGTTGGGATCGCCGGCCACCAGGAGTTGATCGCCGATCGAGGCCGCCAAATTGCATGGCTGCCCCATGATGGTATCCACTTCCACCGGCGTGCCAGAGGCATGGGCAAACTGGAAGTACGCCGTAAGGCTGTTCGATGTCACCGACACTGCTACAACATCTTCTGGCGTAGTCGAATCCAGGATGTGGACTGTACTGCCTGGCGTGACGGAGGTGAAAACGCCAGCCGTCACGGTTATTGTGGCTGTCTGATATTGTGGGTTGCTAGGGATGGCCGCGATCGTGCCACTGATTGGCGTTTTCACGGTGCTGGGCACGGGAGGGTCATTGTCCGTCTCTACGATGGCTTGGTAGACTAAATCGGCATCAGCCGTGTTGTCGGTGAAGGTTACATAATTGCCATACCCCGGATTCGCTACGTTCGCCACCAACCGGTAGAGCATGTCTGTCAACGTGCCGCCGCGGCGGTACACATTGACCGTGGGGAATCGCGTATTGTCTGCGACTCCCCAGATCAGGACGTAGGCTTGCCCGCCATTCACTGCGACAGGGACGCCTAAATAGATCACGCTGCTAACCGTCTTTGTCGTAGTGGAGTTAGCCGACATCGACTGTGAAGGGTTGCCCTGATCCTGTGTGGCCGCTTCCAAATAGCAACAAACCCAATCGTAAGGCTGAGTGCCATTGGGGCTGCTGACCGCTCCGCCATTCAGGTTCCCGGCGGAGGCAATGCCGGTAACGGTAACGCCTGCGCTGAACGCGCCTGTAGGCGCCACTCCTTGACCGTTTGAATCGTATAAACCGAATACTGCGCCTTGCCCATAGCCGGCATAATATGGATCGGCGGCTGAATTGCTGTACCCGACCACTTTCGCGTAGTACTTACCGTCTCCGGTCGGACAAGTGGCATCGACAATCCATCCAGACGGGACCCCGGAAAATGTCACCACGTCGGCATCAGCAATGCCGGTAGCATCGGCTAGGTAGATACGGACTGGGGTGATTGCATCAGCCCCCGTAACCGACACAGGTCCGGTCATTACCGCTGCCATCGGAACACCGTGCGCCGGTTGAATCCCCCACTTGGGGAGAGTCGAATAGGGATTCAGGCCACTGTCTTTCAACATGGCGTTAGGGCAAGCGAGGTAAGCCCACGGAGACCCGGTATCCCCCGCAGCGTAATCGGCCATCTCCCAGTGGGCTTTGTAGTCCGTGTCCACCGCAGTCGCCACCAGCGTTGCGGTATTGTAGTCCAGAGTCCGGTAAAGATCGCGAGTTGAAACTCCCTGGATGCCGAGATAGCGCGGGTTGGTTGAAGGCGTCAGCGGGTCTTCTCCGCCAGCGATGCGTAGCTTCCGGATGTGGTAGCAATATAATTGCGCTGAGGTAAGATTGCCAACTTTCTTCGGGCCAGTGCGACTGCTGAGAGAACCTTCTTGATTGCTGCCAACATTGAGCGCGGACCTGTACTGGCCGTCTTTCAGAAGGTCAGGAGCGGCCTTCGAGAAGATACCTGCAAGCCCGAATCGAAACTCTGCGCTCTTGGGAGGGGTGGCCATAGAATTTAAGCCTCGGGGACTGTTGCCTTCAGGCGACAGCGGAAGAGGCTTTCGGCGCTAGCCGACTGCCTTTCCCGGTTTAGTACTCCTGGGTCTTGCATTAACTGTCCGTCAGGTGCATACTCGCATAAGTGAGCGAGCGATACGCTAAAAATGCCGGAGCGGTTTTCAGTCTCAAGTACCACGTCGTGTGGTGTCCGAAGTACCGCCGCTCCGTGCTGGTCAAGCCGGTTGACATTCGATTGAAGGCGCTGCTTCGGCAGAAGGCCGAAGAGTTGGGGTTGACGATTCACACGATGGAGGTCATGCCCGATCACGTACATCTGTTCGTGGAGGGTGGCCCTACGATCTGCGTTGCCGAGATCGTCAACAGGCTGAAGGGCTTCACGTCGCACGCGCTGCGCGAGGAGTTCCCGTTTCTTAAGTCGCGGCTGCCGACGCTCTGGAGTCGGAGCTACTACGCCGGTTCGATTGGCTCCGTCAGTGAAGCCGTGGTCCGAAAATACATCGAAGGGCAGAAGGGGAAGTAGATGCGGCTCACCTACAAATACCGGCTGATCCCCACGAAGGCGCAGGCAGTCTTCCTGTCCGGCGAGCTTCGCGATGCCTGTTCGCTCTACAACGCCGCTCTCGAGGAGCGCATCGGGGCCTGGAGAACATGCCGCAAGAGCATCAACTACTACGACCAGGCGAACCAGTTGAAGGCGATGCGCGCCGACGGCTGCCTGACACTGGCGAATTTCTCGTGCTGCCAGGATGTGTTGCGCCGGGTCGATAAGACGTACAAGGCGTTCTACGCTCGCGTGAGGCGTGGTGAGACGCCAGGCTTCCCGCGCTATCGTCCCGCCCGCAGGTACGACAGCATCACCTTCCCGTCCTATGGCGACGGATGCCGTCTGCTGCCTAACGGTAAGCTGCGCATCCAGGGCGCGGGGCACATCAAGGTCAAATTGCACAGGCCGCTGGAGGGAGCCGTCAAGACCGTGACAGTTAAACGTGAGGCTGGCCGGTGGTTCGTAATCTTCAGTGTGGAGCGGGATGCCGCTCCGCTTCCGGTCAGTAATCGCGCTACGGGAATCGATGTCGGACTGAACAATTTCGCCGTACTGGCAGACGGCACGGAGATTCAGAACCCGTGCTACTACCGAAAGGCACAGGCCCGGTTGCGCTGTGCTCAGCGGAAGGTGGACCGGCGGAAGAAAGGCGGCATCCGGCGGCGCAAAGCTGTACGGTTGCTCCAGCGGGCGCATGTCCATGTCGGCAACCAGCGGCGTGACTTCCAGCACAAGCTGTCGCGCCAATTGGTCAACGAATACGGTGTGATCGCCGTCGAGGACTTGAACGTGAAGGGGCTCGCTGGTGGGATGCTGGCGAAGTCCGTCCACGATGCCGGATGGTCGATGTTCCTGGGAATGATCGCGTACAAGGCTGCGAGCGCCGGACGCGAAGTCATCCAGGTTGACCCGCGTGGCACGAGCCAGACGTGCGTCTGTGGGCAGCGCGTGGCCAAGACTCTCGCGGATCGGTGGCACGATTGCCCGGTTTGCGGATTGTCGGCTAGCCGCGATCATGTATCGGCCCTCGTAATTCTTTCCAGAGCCCGGTGCGGGCTTTCAGGAGCCAACGTAGAGGATGTCGTCTCATGCGTTTCCTGAGAAGCCGTCGCGTTCACGCGACGGTAGTTCACAAACTCACTATTTATTGCCACTCGACCCAGAAAACGACCGACCCGCCACTGCTGAGGACTTCGTAATAATTACCAGGAAGCACCCAGAAAGAGACTGCAAAATCCGCGGCAGCGCTAATACTCAGGTTACTCGTGATTGCGGTTTCCGGACCACTAGTCGGCGTGGCCGAGGAATTCGAATATACCTGGATGATGTTGTTTGACGTCACGTCGACGGTCACCGAGGCGTAGATCGCGCAGCCCGTGTTGTTTTGGTAGACCGTGCTCAGCGCGCGCGAAGACGTTGGCGTGCCAAACCAGGGATTTGCCTGTGTCTGCTGGCTGATGCCCGCACACGAAGTAGAACTGGATAGCGTGCCCGAGGAATTGGCCTGCAAGAAGCGGGAGCCGCTGCCCGCCAGTTGGCCAACCGTGACGGAACCGGTAGCCGAAATAACTACAGGTGAGCCGCCAGCGAACAGACCGCCAACTAGATTAAGTGCCCCGGTACTGTCTCCCCAAATCCCGGTGTAATGAAGGCTCCCTCCAGTGTCTCTAGCGGTGAACCAAATTGGCTGAGAAATTCCGTTGTTTCCATCGCAATAGCCGCCTGATACCAATGTGCATGGTCCGGCATTGTCCAATTGAATACCAGCGACCGCTACTCCTTCTAGAGAGTGGAAGCCCCATGTCCAGGGAAGCGTATGCCATCCAGTCTTGGTCGCTGGCTGTGTTCCTCCGTCCGCAGCACCGACCGTATACCCAGAAATATTATTCATGAAGCTCTGGATACCGCCATACGCGAAGAAAGCGCCCATGTTGTTGGTGTGGTTTGGGTCGAATCCATTAGAGATGTCCGATTCGATTCCAATGCCGCCGCCGCCTGAATAATAGTTTGAGGTGCCGTTATAGATCGTGTAATTTGAAATACTAGCGGGAGTTGAGGAGCCGGTACATCCAGAGCAAAGAGTCCATCCGCCAGACACGGTGGCTACTTTGGTAGAGCCGTTATAGGCCGTCACAGTGCCGGTTGAAGAAACCTGGGTGGTGCCGTTGTCCCAGGTCGCTAGGATGGTCATACCATTGTAGATATTGGTCGTCGCACTGTCATAGGTAGCGAGTGTCAGGCTCGTGCTGGCGCTGGCCTGTGATACTCCATTGGTAGCACCAGTGGCTTGACCATTGAAGACTTGCGTTACAATTCCCCAACCTTTAGAGTTGTTGGCTCCCATACTCGCGGAAGGCTGGAAAGCTGTGGCCGTGCTGCTTCCTGAAAGGGAGATGGCGACCACTCCGATACATGGATATCCAAACCCGTTTGAAGTGCTTGATGGGACCACGCACAACGCTTGCAGCGCTGAGGATTGAGGATCATTGGATGATGTCGTCCCAAACATGCCATGAAATGCGTTTGCATAAGAGGAATACCAACTCGCCGGGGTTCCATAGTTGATTTGCAGCGCGAAATTATCGGTAGTCCACGTTCCAGCCGAAGACAAAGTCGCTGGCGCGCTCAGCCCCGTTATAGATTGGCACCCTATTAAATGGGATGTTTGGTTATATGAAAGAGCGTGCGACCCATCCCCGCAATTGCTGCCACCATTAATTTGATAATACCCTACCGTGTTTGAGGAGGTTAGGATCGGTAGAGAATCAAAACTGGCCGCTGTATTTGGATACGAGACCCCGTTAACTTTCAGGTTTGTGACGCTGTTCGAACCGCTGGTCTGCGCATCGCCGGATAATTCCGCCGCTGTGAATGTTGAGGCACCGCCACGGAGGAGGCCCGTCAAAGTGGATTTTGTGCCGGTCCCGCCTTGGTTCACCGGCAAAGCGTTTGTCAAGGTCGTTGAAACCACCGTGAAGTTCGGGCTGGAAAACGTCACATCACCGCCAGCCGTGAAGCCTGCCAGCGAGCCGCTGCTATTGACTTGGATCTGGCCGCTGCTCCCTGCGGCGCCTCCAACCGGCGTGGTCCAGGAGGGAACGCCTGAAGCTGTTTCTTGTAACCATTGCGTTCCGCTATTGTTGCCCGACAAGTGGGTCCAGGTCGAACCATTCCAATAAACGACATCGCCTGCCCGAGTTGCGGTAGGGAATAGGCTTGTGAGTGCCGCCGAAGCAGTGATTGCGGCCGTGCCTCCCTGTGCAATTGGCAAGGCGGAGGCTAAATGCGTCACCGTGACTTGGCTTGATGTGTTGATGTCCGTCCCGGTCAAGGCAATTGAGTTGTTCACGTAGGCTGAGGTGATGGTGCTACAGGTTGGCGCCGCAATGCCTGAAATCGCCGTGACAGCTTGGCTAGAGCAAGTGGTGGCTGTATTCCCAGATCCCACGACTGCAACCGCTCCCACCATAGTTGAAGTGTTGTTGTAGCCCCATACCAAAGTGTGAACGGCAGTCGGCCCGGTGAAAGCCAGGTATCCATCACCGGTAGGTCCGGCCGCCGCGCCGGTGGGTAAGCGAAATCCGTTGCTGGTCGAGGCATTGATCATATTAAGGATTCCCGAACTGCCGGCAATCACGCTATGGGCCGAGGCGTTGAACGTGAAATCGGATCCCATATCCGACACGGCGCTTCCGGTTGTCGCGTAATATGCCAAGTGGTTAGCTGTCCCAGGGTTCACCCCGCCGCCTCCGCCTCCGCCGCATGTCACGGTCGCGTCGATGAAATTCCCATTCGCATCGATCTGAACACAATCGCCTAATGTCAATGCCCCTGTAGTTGTGACAAACGTGGTGGTGTTGCCGCTCACCGTTCCCACGGAAGGCGCCGTGCCCGCCCCTCCTCCGATGACAGGCATATTGGCCGTCAAGGCACCGGAACTGGCCCAAGCGGTCGCGCTAGAGAAATACGGGATACCGCCGGACGTTCCGGCCACCGTGATTGCAGGGGTTGTGGTGGGCGTTGCAACGGTCAGAAGCCCCCCGGTAAACCCGACAGTAGTCACCGTCCCGGTGGTAGTTGAGAGCGTGCCGGAGGTGGGGAAGGTCACCGCCGTGTTGCCGCTCAGAGTGATTCCCAGCGTGTAATTGCCGGTGAACGTGATGGTATTGCTGACACCGTTAGCTACCCCGGTGCCCCCATAGACTGGCCCCACCACAGATCCATTCCAGGTGCCCCCGGTGATGACGCCCATCGCGGAGAGGGGCAGATAAGAGGAACTGAGAGACGAGCATGTCGGCGCCGCAACTCCCGAGACCGCCGTCACGACTTGGTTGGAGCATGTCGTTGCTGAGTTAGTGCCGGTAGCCGCCGCCGCACTGACGATCGTAGTGCCGTTCGAGCCATGCACCAGGGCGTGGGTTGTGATGTTGAATGCCAGGAAATCATCAGCCGTCGGAGCCGCGCCGGCCGCCGCTGGGATCTTTAACCCCGCAGTGGGAGAGGCCGCGCTCATATCGAAGATGGCCGAACTCACGCCACTCAAGGTATGCGTATTGAATGTGAAATCCGTACCCATGTCGGCCAATTGCGTTGAACTGCTGGCGTAAATCAAATGGCCGCCCGTCAACGAGGTCGGATAGGCGATAGTGGAGAATCCCGGATTGGCCGAGGCGCCGGCACCGAGGAGCGGCATGTTGGCCGCCCCAGGCCCCACTCCGGTCATCGTCGTCCCGGAAGCCCACACGCCGACTTGGTATTGCGCCGGGCTGCCGGAGGTGGACATATTGCCGCCGCTACCGGTGTTGGTTAATGTGCCGGCGGAGAAGTTCAGGCCTGTCCCAACCGTCACATTCGAGAATCCCCCTGCGCCGTTTCCATAAAGGATTGCTGCACCGGAAGTGGCTGGTGCATAGTCGGTGCCGGAACCGGCCGTGGACGGGGTTGCTACACTCCCAGAGACCGTGATCTTGACCAATCCGGTAGAGAGCAGTCCAAGGTTTACGGCATTCGCCGGAGCGTTCGCGCTGCTAGCCGTCCAGTAGGTCCCGAGAGCATTGGCGCCGCTGCCACCGGTACCGCAGGGTGATCCCACGTCGATCAGACCCACTGCCCCCCAAGCAACGCAGTTGCCGGAAGTGCCGAGGGCGGATGCAGCAACCGGCCTTGTCCCGCTGCCCCACACATTCAAGGTAATGGTGTTCGACGTATTGACCAGAGGCGTCGTGAACGTCAGCGCCGGCCCATAAGAAGTCGCATCAAAACTCCACGCCGAGCCAGTGTACCGCAGGTTGCCGGCGGCCAATACAGGCAGCGCCACACCTTTTAGCCCATTAATCGTTAACGATGGGCTGATGCTGGTTGTGCCATTGGCGGTTCCGGAGGCATCCCCTCCGGCTGTCCAGGTGATGCTCTGATTCGCTGTCAAATATGTAGCCGAATCAAAGGTCCAAGCGCCCCCGGTATACCGCAGGTTGCCTGTAGCCAGCGATGGCAATGAAACTCCCTTAATCCCTGCCACAGTGAACGATGGAGAAATGCTGGTTGTCCCGGAAGCTGATCCGGAAAGATCCCCGCCAGCCGTAAAAGTGATTGACTGGTTGGCCGTGATGTATCCCGGCCCGTTCGTGAAACTTGAAAGGTTCGTTGGGAATGTGGCCAAAGTCAGATCCCCGCGGAAGTACTGCGCCGTAGTCCCGGTCGTAATCAATGTCTGATAAGCAGTCCCATCGAGTGCCCAAGCAGACCCGCTGTATCGTAGATTGCCTGCCGTCAAATTCGGTAGCGCCACACCCTTTAACCCCGTCACAGTTAAAGACGGGCTGATCGAAGTTGTCCCCGAAGCTGAACCGGAAGCATCCCCTCCCGCAGTCCACGTAATTGACTGATTCGCAGTGAGGTAACCAGGGCCATTCGTGAAGCTGGATAGGCTCGTTGGGAAAGTCGCCAGCGATAAATCCCCGCGGAAATATTGCGCAGTCGTGCCGGTTGTGATCGGAGATTGATAGAGCCCTGACATAGCTGCTTGGGCGCGGGAACCTGTAAAGTAAAGATTCGACCCTTCCGGAACATTCGTAGTATTGATCGTCGGCAAGTCAGCCAGAACCATAGACCGCAGTGCTGCGGTTGCAGTGGAACTGCCACTGGGATTCGTCGCCAGGATGAGGTTCGGGAGTCCGCTTGGCAACCCACCACCACCACCTCCACCGGAGCCTGGATTCAAATACAGCCCATTCTGTGCGGTGTACGTTCCAACAGCACTCCCCGTGATGACGATCTGTATAAACTGCGCTGGAGAGAACGGCGGGTCCGTGGCAATCGCGACTGCCGGGCTGCTGCCCTGGTTGATCGAAGCCCCTGATCCATAACTGCTCCAAGGGCCGGTGCAAGAAGTATTCGAATACTGGAGTGTCACCGTCCACGAGCCGGAGCCCTGCGCGGCGAATGCGTGATAAGTGTTTTGGCGTAGAAATTGACTGCGGTTATCAACCGTATTTGCGCCGCATTCGCCGGCCCAAGAACTGCTGATGCCGGCGATATTCGTAATTAGCAGACCTTGCGGACTCGTCTGTGCCAGCACAGTGCTGGCCAAAACAAGCCCTGCGAATACCTTCCACAGTTTCAAGCGGCCTCCTCGTATACGGGAGTATTGAATAACGCAGCCTCTGCGATGCGCCGCGCTTTTAGCCCTGGCAACTCAACCACACTGCCGTTCACCAGGGCATGGTCCATGTCCAGGAACTGCACGGCGGCATCCTGTAAATTCCCACTCACCAAATCTTTCCACATCTTCGGCGCCTTCCGAGGCAATGCGCGTGCTCCCCCCAAAAGGTTGAAGGATAAAGAGGCTAACGAATCAAATTGATTCTGGTTGATCGGAGCCCCGCTAGGCAGTATCGAAATGAGCGTGTTCGCCACATAGCTAAGGTCCTCTTGCAAGAACGCTTCGGCTTGGTCTTCCGTGATCTGCTGGCCTTGCCGTACCATGTCGGTGTGGCCCCATCCGATTGTCCAGCAACCGGCCGGGCAGAGATAGGCGGTTAGATAGAGTCCTTCAAATCTCTTCACCAGTGCAACGCAGGCATCGGAATAGCTGCTAATCGTCATCTTCAAGAAGCTCCTCGCGAGCGATGGAATCTGCCAAACTCATCGCTTCCAACCACCTGGCGCGACAATAGGCTGCTCTTTGCAAATCCCTGCATTCGGAATCTGCGCTAAAAACCTGTTCCAACACGCCATAGACCAGATAGTGAGAAAAACTGTCTGGCACGCATTGCAACAGCACTGGGTTACCGAAGCCATCCAGGATAGTCCAAGCGGTGATGTCCGGTGCCGCCGGTCCTACCATGGTCAAATTCCGATCAGCCGGGAAGAAGTCATCGTACTGGCCAATCGGCGGCGTGCTCCCTGAATAGATCACCCCGTTATAGTCCGGCATCGGGAACATTTCGACCATCTTCGGCGCAAGGTTGTCTTCATGCCACTGCTTGGGGCACCCTTGTCGCTTGCGCCACTCAAAGTGCCCAGTTGTGAGATCTGCCTCAGCGACCTTCTCAATGAGTTTCCCGCTGACGAAACAAAGTTCCGGCTTCATCACATCATCGGGGACTGCATACTGGGGGGCCCCGGCCTTGAGTGGCGTTGTGAATATATTCTTGTAGAGCGCTGCGCGCTGAGTGAAGTCCAAGATGACAACTCCCAGGATGTCCAGGAACTGCTGTTGAGTGAACAAGCCGAGGGTGAAACCGTTGTCCTCTAAAAGTGCGAGGCAGCACTGCGAATAGATCGTCCCTACGCTGACACTCATGGCGCCACCTGCTGTACCGGTGGTGCCTGTTGGCGCGGCCCGAGAAGCGCATACTTGGGAGCCTTGAAACTTTCGTAACGCAGCCGCTGACGAACCTTATCGTAGAACTCGTTCAGTTCGATTGAGCCATCGGCGAAGATTTTGCCCCCGACTTTCAGCGGCATCCGGTGAGCGCAGTACGCCGTAATCAGTTCCACGTACTCGTTCTCAATCACCAAAACGTCGGTGGGGTTGACCAGAAGCGGTGGCTCACCAAGGCCCGTAATTGTGAGATCGTTCCCTCCAACTGAGTCGATCGGGTTGATGACGAACTGGCCGATCCCGATAGACGCCCAATAGTCCACCCGTCCATACGAAAGCGTAGTCGCTGTAGCCCAATTGCGGCGCTGCCGGGCCAAGTTTCTCAGGGTAGTTTTCTGAAGCTGCCGCCCTTCGAATGAAATCAGGATAGGCACCAACATGCCCGCAGGCGTGTTGTAGACGAGTTTATCGGCTACGGTAAAGCCAGCAAGATGTAAAGTGTTGCGAAAGAATCCCGTGAACAGCGAAGTGGTGCGCACTGCCTCGTTGATTACGTAGTCAACTTCAGGCAGCGTATACAGACTTGTGTTCTGGTCAAGCCTGTCGAGAGCCATCTGTCGAAGCGTACTGAGAGTAAAACTCGGCATGCGCTATTCACTTTTCAAATCATTCTGCCGGCGGTAACTGGTTGTTGGGTAGTGGGTCACTTTGGCCCTTCTGCCGAAACGCCGACAACGCTCCTACCGAGCGCGTTCTCGCCTAAAGCGAGAATATTGATGGCCGCGTTGTGATCACGGTTCAAGGATAACCCGCAATGCGGGCATTCATGCCAGCGATCCGCTAGTCCCTTCGGAACTGTCTCACCACATCGGCTACATCTCTGCGTCGTACCCCTGGGATTCACTGCCACAACATAGCGCCCGGCGCGTTCGGCCTTGTACGCAAGGTGGAACAGGAGTTGCCCCCAAGCAGCATCTAAAATACTTTTGGCAAGGTATCCCTTCACCATGTTCGAAATCTTCAAATCTTCATGCGCGATTAGGTCGTAGCGTGCTACCAGAGCCTTCGAAACGTGGTGGCAGAAGTTCTTACGAGCGTCGGCCATCCGCTGATACGCGCGGCGCGTTTGCTCTTTAGCACGGAGCCGATTCTTACTGCCGCGTTTCTTCCGCGCCAGATTCTTTTGCGCCCGCGCGATCCGCTGTACATGCTGCCGGATGAAGCGCGGATTGGGAATCTCGCTACCATCCGATAATGTGGCAAAGGTGGTCAACCCAACGTCAATGCCTACAGGATGCGACACAACACATTTCCCTGGCGCTGGGCCAATGTCGCACGTCACACGCCCCACCCATTTCTTGCCAACCAGTTTGATTGTGGCCTGCTTGATAGTTCCTTTTATCTCCTGGTGCGCCTTGAATCGCACATGGCCCAGATTCGGAACCAGCACTGCGTCACCGTGAATTCGTGGGCTATGCCACGCGAATGATGTGTAGCGGTCCACCGACCGGAAACGCGGGAATCCAGGATCCTCACCGCTTTTGCAACGGCGGAAGAACGCTTTGAATGCCCGGTCGATCCGCCGTAGAGGTTCACGTTGAATGTCTGATGCGATCACGGAAAACTGTGGATCTTCACGTAGACGCGCCAATTCCGCGCACTGGTCGTATAGGCTGATGCTTTTGTGTTGAAGTTTCCAAGCGTCCCGGCGTTCCTGGAGAGCCGCGTTGTACGTTTCCTGCGAGTCCAACAGAATACGCGCGAACGCTTCCTTCTGCTTCCGCGTCGGCTTCAATCGCAACTCGTAAGATCGCATCATTCAAACTGACCCACTACTGGTTGTTGCCGGGAGGAAGATCCGGAGGCTTTGGAGTATGGCTTGTAATCTTCAACAACAATGCTCCGCTAATCCCTGTTGTCAGCCCAGCGACCGTCTGGTAAAACTGGCCATCAGTTTTGAACCACCACTCCGCGAAGAATAGAGCGACTGTGAAGAATATCAGCAGAGCCGCCAACAAAACCACCATCGGGTCGATCTTCTGCACAAACCCTCCTTACCGGCTGCCCCGCTTTGATACGCGAGAGGCCTTTTTGCGGCCAGCCGATGCCATGCGCTGAAACTCGCGTTTTCCGTACTTGTTTCTACCAATATTCGCAGCAACCGCTCCTGGATTCGACACTCCGCCTTTGCTGGCCAACTTCGCCTTGAGCGCCGCAAAGCGCCCGCCGCCACCAACCGCCATACTCTTGTGCGCCATCTTACTTCTCCTTTCTGCTTACGAACGCATCGCCGGGTTCGAAAGTCCGGGCTCCCATCCCTCCTAAAAGATTTTGGCCACGCTGAATGTCCGCGTGGTCCTCGTCACGTTGCGCCCAATCATCCGGGCCGATCTCGCCAGGATGATCTTCTCGCCATTTGCAGCGAGCCTCGCACCGGTCCTGCGCCTCCGACATCGCCTGTAATGCAGGCTGACCTCCAGCGTGGTCCGGCTTCGTGTTCGGGCTTCCGTACGGCCCGCTGTCTGGTAGAATTGCCATCGTTAATCTCCTCTCTTAATCAATACGCCCCGCAACTGAACACCATCACATCTCCACTCGTAGTTGTGATTGTTGGGAAGGTTGCTGAAGTCGCCGTGCTGGACAGATTCATGTAGCTAGCCCCAGTGCCAACGTTATGGTCTGAAACCAAGCAGGCATAACCATTAGTGGCAGCCGGAAGTGCCGTAAGGACAGGCGTGCAGCTTGTAGCGCCGCTGGTGAATGTCCCGTAAATGGCCCCGCCAACTTGAGTGGCAATCGTCCCACAGCCCGTCACCGTGGGCTTTGTGCCGGCCGAGATGAACCCCCCGGTGACAGTACCGCCTGCCGCATTCACCATGCCGGTAGAATTCACCGTTGGCGCCGTCGTGCTGTCGCCGGTCCATCCGTAGTCATTTACGCTCGCGAGGCACCCGATATTCGTGCTTACAGCGGCTTTGCCTGTGCTCGTTGGCGGCCCCGCCCCTGTCACCGTCCGCCACACTGTCCAACTGGAAGCGTTTGCTGCACAAACGTGGCTGATCATGTTGAATTGGGTGGCGTTCAAAAATACCGGGCCTGCTGTGGCCGAACCTGTTGCACTGCCAGCATTGCTGGTGCCATCCGGCAGGTTGTCGGCAACCACGTAGGACCAAGTGTGCGAACACCCGCTGAAGCATACCGGCGTGATAGTCGGTGTAGCGGCCGGACTAGCGAGTGCAGTGGCAGTGATTGACCCCACTTTCAGCGCCATACTTGGCTGATTCTGGTAATTGGGGGGCTGCGCCAAAGCAGCCGCTGCACATAACGCGATGATCGCTAACAGTCTCATGTAAGCTCTCCGTGTCCGCCCGGCGGACAATCAAAATCAATATGGCCCGGACCCCCAAAACGCGCCGAGTTGGGGATCATTCAACTGCCATGTATCAAAGTTTCCAGGCACGCCGTTCCACCAGTTGCCTTTCATGGCTTGCAGCACCTTGGCTTCGTCAGCGTTACGCGCCTCCTGTAAAGCCACTTGGAATTTTCCCTCGTAGTATTTCGCCCCTTCTGGGTCGTAATAAGGGTCATCTTTTCTGGTGCGCGACATCTTGGCATCCGCCACAGCGCCATAGTACAGGATCGACGGGTTGATAAACGGTGGCGGCCTGTCGGTGTCTTTGATCATTTCTGGCCATTGCTTCCAGTAAGCGTAACTGAACTGCCGTTGATTAGGCGGAGCCGGCCATAACTCGTACATTGCGTTGCCCTGATCGTTAGCTCCCCAATCCACCAGGCTGTACCAGGGGTTCCCAGCCACTATTGTCCGCTGCGGATCCCGGAAGTCAGCCTCTTGTAGAGCAACGTGCAATCGAACAGGATACCCGGTGGCCTCATCCTTCATGGCGATGATGGCCTTCAAATCGCTGGCCAGTGTAACGTACATGAGTTGGATCTTGTACGCAACGTTGGTGAGCGGCGGTCCACCCCATGGCAGGGTCAAGATCAGCGTGCCATTACCGGATCCACCTGGGTCAAGATAAGTCACCGCTGCGACGGTAAACGTCGGGTAGGATTCGCCGGGCCGGAACTGCTGATTCGCCAAAGAAGACTGCGTAATCGTGCAGGGGCCATTGTGCATTTTGGTGAAGTTGGCGATGAAGCTGGTGCGGTTCAATTGAACTACCGACACGATCTCCGGGGTGCCACCCGCGTCCACGTACAACCGGCTGTCTGCGGTAAGCCCCTGCATGGACGCTGGCGTGACTTCCACATACCCGAACTCCGGCACGCCCGCTGCGATAACCGTATTTACTACGTCAGCGACTGGCCAGAAACTGCCTGTGCCAGCAACTGTCGCGCTGCCGGTGGTAGTGCTCATCGTGCCGGTCATGGTCGCGCCGGGGAATGACAAGATCCCGAAGGTCAACAAGTCGGCCCAAAACGTACGATTATCCATGATCTGCCGCAAACGATCGCTGATAGCGTTGTTGACAAAATCCGGGGTGACTTCAGGGCGAGTATTGAGAACTCTGCCGCGGATCCGAAAAAGATCGTCTCGAAATTGGCTCACGTTTTTGCCCTATAATAAAAACCCCGTGCGGAGGTGCCGGAACTCCTCTCGCACGGGGCGATGTCTCCGCAATCCGCGAAGCCTAAATTGTCTCAGCCGTCTTCAGGTCTGAAGCAGACCGTAGCCCTTCCAGGTACTAGTACTTCCGTCGGCGCCTGCCGTTGTACAAATCCAACCAAGGTAGGACGCACCGCCTGCGGCCGGCGCCGTGTTCCAAACGATGTCGCCGATCTTGTAGGGTCCTGTATCTGTGGCCGCCGAAGGAGCCGCTGTGCCCCAGTATTCGACCAGATTGAGGTCATTGCGATACTGTCGATGTTGCCGATATGGTTCGAGAGCCATAAGCGTTTCTCCTTACGTGCCGTTTGTTTCAATCCACGCGCCCAACGGAGGGCGTGACTTCGTTACGTGCCGAGGTATCCGCCGCCGGCCGTGCCCACCAAGTTCTCCATGAGCAGCATTTCCACGTCGATGAACAACGTGCCAGCGGTCAGGCCGCTGAGGTTGTTGGTGGTCGAGGTGAAGAATGCCTGAAGAGTGTCGGCCGCATAGGTCGCTGCCAACGCAGCAGCGGCTGCCGCGAGGAATTGAGTGTCTCCTACGGCGTGGAACACATCGGTAGTCGCCGAGAAGGTGGTTGCCGAACCAGCCGCACAGCCGATCGAACAGGTGACTGCCGTTTCGCCGCCACCCGTGAAGGCCACGTTGGTTTTCATCCGGACGCTTTTGACGAGCGAACCGATGGGCAACGTGTCCAGGGCGACGGTAGCAGTCTTGGCCGCTGCCGTTGCATCGGTGAAGGTCACGGTGTACCGCATCAGGACGGAGCCGGGGCCCATGGTCATCAATTGAGTCTTTGTCATAGTCTTTCTCCCTTTCGGTCTCCTCCTTAGAACAGCGTTGTGCTCGTCAGTTTGAAGCAGGTACGGGCGCCCGGCACCAGCAGCGTGGTTCCTGCGAGGAACTGTCCAGCGGTGTCGATGCCCAACTGGGTTCCTTTGAACCCGGTGAACCCGAAGTTGAACAACGGGTTGGCTGAGAAAAACCACTCGATGCCCTCGGAGCAGAGGCCCCACATGCGGCCGGCGGTCCCGGTTGGCGCGTAGGGGTCCATGACCACTTCGGCCTGATTGACCCGGACGGTAGCAAAGCCAGCTTGCGCCACGTCGGAAACCGTGTCCACATGCTGCTGCATCGGTTGCAGCGAATTCCAGACCAGATCCCAGCCGTTACGAGTTGCGGCTACTAGATCCACATGCTTGGTCCCAACCCAAGCCTGCGTGCAGGCCTTGTTGAGATCCTTCAATGTGAAGCCGGTGAGCGCCGCCGTGTAGGCATTCATGCCGAGGATCACGCCGGCTGCGGCGATATCTGCTCGGGTGATGCCGCCAATGGTGGTGAAGAGAGTGCCATCATCCACCCACTCTTCGAGGCCCGTCAGGTTGCGGTTGCGGCCTAACGTCGAAGACGTGAGGTACAAGTCCTGCGCCAGCAACTCAGCCATTTCGGCGGAGGCGTTGGCAAACTTCAAGTCCACTTCGTTGAACACTGCCATGTCGCCGTCGTTGTTCATGGCGTTGAAGCCAACCAACGGCACATTGACCAGATAGAGACGCATGGGAACTTGCAGAGCAGTTTCCGTCGTCACGATCTGGGAAGGGGCACCCTCGCCGGGCCCAACCGCAGCGCCGGCCAGCTTGCCGATGATGAGCGGGCGCTGGACCAGAAGTCCGCCACGGAAGGTGTTGCGCCGCTGCTTTGACAACCGTACGAATACGGGGCTTGATTGGTACACCGTGTCGGTGGCCTTCCCCACAATCAGGTTGTGCGTGTAAGCGTTAATGCCCGGAATCGGGACTGCCATAGCTGTCTCTCCTTAAACCCGCGTTCTACTGCACTGGACCGAAATCACCGCGTCGGTACGCCTCGTATCCAAGCGCTGCCAACTCACCGGTCCCAGGTTTTGCCGAGGCGATTTTCGCCTTGAACTCATCCGAGACCTTTGCCGGCGCTCCCACATGGGCCGTAATCCCGGCGATGCCTCCGGTTTGATCCGTTGGCAACACGCCATTGGGCCCCATTGCTCTTTCCTGGGCTGCTTTGGCGTAGCCCCTTTGCTCTGCGGCTGCAAGATCTGCCGCAGTCTTTGTTTCCAATTCTTTCTGTGCGTTCGCCGCGATCTCCGCCCGCTTCTCGGCGACCATCTTGTCGTAGGCCACATCCGGGTCCTGGATGCCGGTATTGACGATGACTTCTCTCAACTTGGCGGGATCAAGGCTTTCACCGAACTCCTTCTGGTGCGCGAAGGCTTTCTTCGTCACAGCCTCATAGAAGTAGTTCATCCCGTTGATCTTGTCCTGGAAATCCTTCGCGGTGGACTTCTTGATATCGTCCAGCCGGGCCTGGAGTTTCGTGTCCAACTGCTGGTCGTCTACCGTGCCGACGCCGGCCGCCAGGCGGGCTTGTGCAGCGTCGAGATCAGCGCGCAACTGCTTCTCCACCTTGGTCATGCCAGCCTGCGGGTCCCAGTTTTCCTTCTGCCAGTTCACCCACGATCCGGCAAAGTTAGCTGTGGTCGCGAGATCGGATTCCATCTTGGCTACCGATGCCTGCAACTCTGGGTACTTCTTCAGAACTGCTTGATCTTCCGTCGGAACTTTTGCTAAGAATTCGTCAAAAAAACTCACGGTCAAATTCCTCCTTGACACTCCCCACGGCTGAAGCCGGGGGATTCACAGTTCAACACCGACTGCCTCCAACTGCGGAGGTCTTACACCGGCTCCCTGTGCGTTTAAACTCTTCGCGTGCCCCGCGACGAGGGTAATCCGACCTTGGGTAGTGGGTCACTTTGGCCCTTCTGCCGAAACGCCGACAACGCTCCTACCGAGCGCGTTCTCGCCTAAAGCGAGAATACTGGCTTGATGGTTAAAGCCATCCAATACCTTCTGTCCTTCTCCGAGTTGGGAAAAGTATCGTAGCATCACGTTACATCGCCGGCTGTGCCCCTGGAATGTTGCCAGGGAGATTTGGCGGCACCGACCCGACCACCTGTGGACTCGGGTTAGCGGTTCGTTGTCTTAAGTTTGCAATTTCCGATTGCATAGCCTTGCCTGCTTGGGCAATCGGTACCATGAGAGTCCCCAGCGCTGGGTTGACCTGAGTAAGCAGTGGCGCGGTTTCGGCCGCCCACTGTTCCAGTTGCGCCATCTTCCCTTCCAAAACAGAGATCGGGTCCGGGAGTGAAGCACCCATTTGCCCGAACATTGGCGCCGCGGATTGCTGCTGTTGGGCCTGGACTTGCGGCGGAAGCGGTGGGATTGCCGTCATTTGACCGGCTAGTGCCATGTCAGGAATCCTCAGACCTCACCCTTGTCGGTCGGATACGTGCTCCCGTAGGGCGTGACGTGCTTGTCCTTAATGAGCCCCTGCTCGCCGATCATGTCAATGCCGCTCATGCCCTTCCCGCTTTGCTCGGACGGTTCGGGGGCGTGCTTCATCTCCAAGTGCGACCCGCCGTACATCTCGATGTCTCCTTCGGAGCCACCTTTTTGTACGTGCCCTTCCTCGGATTTGCTCATCGACAAGCCGGAACCGCCAAGCATTTCAATGTCGGCCATAAACTGCCCTCGCCTTAAAGATTAGCCGGATGCTATTGAATCGTCTATGTTTACCTTTTCCATAGACAGTTCAACCGATGAATTGGTATACGGCATGGCTGCGATTGTGGCCGTGCCGCTTGCAGATGGGCGTATAGGCTGTAAACTTTATCTGTCCGCCGGGCGGACATTCAGTGAACCATCGCCAAGGGCTTGCTGTTTCAGTGCCACACCCCGCTGAATAGCCCCATGATGACCGTCAGGACGGGTCCACCGCCTGCGCCAATTGTGGTCCAAATACCGGCGAGCGCGGCCGCGATGGGGGTAATGGCGTTGCCATTGCTGCCTGAAGCCCACGTGTACGTCTCACCGCCGCAGGTGTACGCGTTGATCGGCGCAGAGCACGCTACCGCGCCACTCACGTTCTCGTGCCCGTCGTAAGCGTTATCCAGCGGTGAGACGAGGCCGTAGTTCGTATTCTCGCCCGTAGTATCCGGGTAGGCCCAGAACTTGATCCCCATGATTTGATAAGAAGTTCCACCAGTGCCACGATTCGCGATAGCCCCTGTTATTTCCGATGCCATCGTCGCGCCGCGAAGTGGCTGGGTGGGAAACTGCTGACTAGCCTCGGCATCGCCAGCGCCACTAGACGCAAACGGTGAATCTGGGTTGGCCGTCACCCCCTCCCAGGCGTCCATGATGGGCTTGTCGCTCAAGCCCCACGTCACCAGCAGATTAAGAAGAGGCTGCGTAATCTGACTGAACGTCAGGAAATCTGCGTGGGCCGCCATGCCTTGTACGAGTTGTTTACGCGGGCATCCTTGGTGACCACCGGCCCCGGACTCCTGCCCGATAATCAGCTTGCCGGGGAAATAGGGCCGAATCGCCTCAATAGTGTTCGTGTAATACGCATCGGCATAGTTGTAGAGCCAGTTGCTCAAGTCGGTCCAAACGTTGGCATTGGCTGCCGGAAGACCAGCCGCATTTCCCGGCTTGGCGAGCATACCATCTGTTGTCCCCAACCATCCGGTATGCGAACCGTTTTCGTCGGCAAGGGTGGTGCCAACTGCAAACCCGTTCACATCGTAGTCAACCGTCACCGTGTGCGTTCCCGGAAACGGGGTAGTGTAATAATATTGAAATTGGATCCAGTAAGAAGATGGAATTGCCGGGGTAATCGTGAGGGACGTAATTGTCCCAGCAGAGTAGTTGATTGTACCTGTGACACTGTACGGGCTGTTGGGGCAGGTGGTGGTGTAGACTTCCCAGGAATTCCCTGCTCCTGCGTCGTCAGTAATACGGCAGTCAGGAGCGGAATTTCCGCTACTTCCTTCTAGCCGTATCTCTATCGTTCCTGGAACTACATTGGCATTTCCAAAATTGATTGTTCCCCAGGACGTGCTGCCGGTACCTTGTAAGTTGAACTGTCCGTAGTTGGTAGGCGACAGCGTGAGATTTCCATTGGAGTAGTTGATTGTCCCGTGGATTCCGGTCACCCCATCCGGCCACTGGCCTACGATGGCACCCGTCGATGGATTTGGATCGGTCATCATTGGAACACCGTCTACTTTAATAAGCAGGGATTCAGGCGAGATGCCGGAATGAGCCAACGTATGGGAAAGGCTCGTCACCGTGTTATTCGTTGTTCCGACTGTCTCTCCCGTATAGCGCGTGGCAGCCGTGTTGAAGGCGGTGTAACTGCTTCCCCATGCAGCGTTCAAGGCCGCGATGGTGGTGTACTTGGTCTGGAGATATGAGACCAAATTGTTCTTTGCGTAGACTTCTGGATTCGTGAAGATCCAGTTCAGGCCATTGTAAACGTTAGTGGTGTCCTGCCACTGAGCATAGAAATTCAAAGGAGACGCCAACGCAATCCAGCCGATGTGGGAATGGTAATCGGCATCCGGGGTCACGCAGTCGTCCGGCCCCGGCCCGAATCCATACATATAGTCGGCGTCACTAATCGACATCGCGACAAGATAAGCATTTACGTATGCCTGTCCGTAGGGGTCATATTGCAAATTGCCGGGAGCTAGCCGAGCCGCTACGAAACCCGTCAAGTAGGGAGCGAGGTTGGGGTCAAAGCCGTCGGCCACATTCGCATGCCACCCCGTGTAGTAGCCTGCTGCTTGATCCAAATCCTTCACCGCGTCGGTGGGGAGGATTTGACTACTAATCATGGCGCGCCTGCCAATGGCGTCGTAGGGAAAGTTCTCACCATCAAAGTACGGGATATGCTCGTTTAGTGACCCTGTGTTCATATCCGCCAAGAGGCCGATGTCATAATCTTCGCCCATGCAGTTAAATCCCCAGCCAGTGTAACGGTCCAGGGCGGCTTTCTCCCAGTTCAATTCGGTTCCATACTTTACCGTCACGTTCAGACTGGTAGGCTTGGTAAGACCGAATTGAGTCGCGCACCAAAGCCCGTGCCCAGCCGGTGTGGTGAACATCCAGCGCTGCCCTCCGTTGATGGTGTACTTCTCAACGCCCCATTTTCCACTGATGCTGCCGGGGGACGGATATGCCTTCACTCCGCCGTAGATGTCACAGCCGCCGTTCGCAGTCGCCCACGACGAGCATGGAGCAACGACTTGAGTGCTGCCAAGACTCGCAAACAAAAGCAATAAAGCAAAAGGCTTCATGGTGTTAGTTGTTAAAGCTCACCGCATTTACGTGAATGGTTGCCGCACTCGTGGTATTGGTTTTAGCTTCAAATACAGGGCTTACCCCGTTGCTGGTTAAAATATGGGCGGTCGATGAGCCAACTGATACCCCGTCAAAATAAAAAGTCACCGTTGACGATGTGACAGTAATTTTGATAACGTGCCAAGACAGATCAGCAGTCTGCGTGGGACTCAGCGATACATCTTGTGTGCCTCCACCGTCACTTGTGTGACACGCCCAGATTCCCGCCGATCCTGTGTTAGTCACATCACACCACATAGCCTCCGAAGAAATTATCGTTGATCCTCCATATAACCCATTAAATCTGCGCAGTCCAACGCCAAAGTAGTTATTCGCTGCCGCTCCCAAAGCAAAGCGCCCCTGAAATGTGTATACGGTGGTGCTGGCAGCCGGATAAATACCATTGGCGTTATCGACAAACACATCCAGCGTAGAGTCGTTGCCACTTATTGCCCCGCTACTTATACCCACTGAACCTATGTAATTGGCGCTAAAATCGTCGTCTGCGATTCCGCCTGTTCCATTTGGATTGGCGAGGCGCCAACTGTAATTAGCAGTAAGATAGTCTCCATTGCTGTCATTGTCATCGCCGTGGGTGAAGTAGTCAATAAGGGACACTCCAGTGGCTCCTAACGTGGGCGTACCTCCCCCGCCTGTCGCCACGCAGGACCAGCTATGGGTCGATGTGTTGTATAAGTCCGCGCCTGTGGCACACGTTGGCATCGCCTGTGCCGCCGGAGGCCCACTGGCCCCCACGTTCATCAACACCGTGTCTTGCGCCTGAGCCGGAAAGTCTTGCAAGGCCAACGCCGACGCCGATACCACATGCGACGCATTCTGGTGCAGGAGTTGGGTGCCGCTCGTGTTGACCGTCCCGCCCGCGCTGGAGAGGTTCACGTTCGTTCCGCCGTAGGCTAAGCCCTTGGTGGTGGTCGTGGTGTCCAGCGTACCTGCCGGGATGGTGGTGGTCTGATTGTCGGCTGCTGGCGTGATGGTCCAAGCGGTCGTCGGAGGCGTCAGCGTGACTTTCGACCATTGCGACAAGCCAGCCGTAGAGGTGCTGGTGCGGATCAAATTGGCGGTAGCGGTGGTGGGTCCCAGTTCTACGTCAGTGTCGGCAGCCACATCGGGAATCGTGTAGATCCGCGCCGCTGCACTGGTGCCGGTCAACTTAATGTTGTTGGTGGCAGCGCCTCCGATAAAGAGCGCACCAAATGGGTGTCCGGCGACGCCCACGGTTGCTGTTCCGGAAGTCCCTGAATCCGCAATGCTCGTCGTGACGGTCGGTGTCGTCAGAACTGCGTTGGTTGCAGTGGCCCCCGATGGCAGGGCAAGCACGCCAGTGGCGCTCGCGGTGATAGCTGCACTACCGGAGGTCCCGCCATTGAGGGTCACGGTTCCAGAGGTCCCGCTGGTGCCAGCGACAGTAAGGGCACCCGCTGTAGTGCCCTGGATTCCCAGGGTAGGCGTGACTGAGTAGGCTGGGACTGTCGTCAGCCCGGCGCTGACGAGGAATTGTCCAGCAGCCACGGCGGTAATGAACCCGGTCGTGTTCGCCGCGCTTTGATAGTCTAATGCCCCTGCGGTGCCGGCCGCCACGCCCGCCGCATAGCCAGTGATATTGTCCGCTGTTCGAGCCAGAGTACCTGTAGTAGCTGGCAGGGTGAGCGTCACAGCCGCCGCGTTCGCGCCGGGCTGAACCGTCGCCGGGTAAGCGTTCGCTCCACCAATATTCAACAGCAATTTCCCTGGAGTCGAAGCGTTATCACCCGCGATGGTCAAGCTGCCATTTGCGCTTGCGGTATTTTGCACGCCCAGTGTAGGGGTGATTGTCCAGGACGATGCCGAGGTGCTTGACGTGTTCGGGACGGCCCCGGCGACAGCGGAGGTCGCGTTCGTACCGCCTTTGGCAATCGTAACGGTTGGCAGATCTGCCGCCACAATCGCGGCTACGTTCTGCGTTCCGGTGGCGTCAATGTAGGTCAGGAATTCATTGGCTGTCCGTGAGGCTGCGGGCACAACTTCCGTCGCAACCACGGTAGTTCCCCCCGAAGCCTCAAACTGCGGAACATGGGCACTGGAACTGAAAAACAGCGAATCAGCCGCCGCTGCAATGGTCGAAGTCAGAACCGCTGGACCCGTGCAGGTCAGCGTGCCGTTGCTCACAGTAGCGGCGGTCGGAGCGCTCGTGAAGCCAATCCCAGCGAGCAGAATCGTGATAGCCCCAGGGGTATTAACGGTGACTGCGATTGATGCGGTGGCCCCAGACCCACCGCCATTGCTGAAAGTCAGCAAGCAGGTGCCGGTCCCGGTAGCGCTTATGCCGCTCGTGTAGGTAGCCGCCGTGACACCGTTCGCGCTGCCCACCTCGCCACCAGACGCGCCGAAGGTCGACCCACCGCTGAATCCCCCAGGAGCCGTGATTTTGGCCCCGCTGACGAGCGTGACATTCCCAGAGCTATCCAATGTAGGTGCGTTGGTTTCCGTTTGTGAGGTCGTCGTCCCACCGCCCGTCATAAACGTGTGGTTGACCAATGCCCCGCTGCTGACGACGGTGACCGTGCCGCTGCCCGCTGGACTGGCACAATTATTGGAACCTGAGGAAAGCCCCTGCGAAAACTGCCCCCCTGAACAGACCGTTGGGTAGCTGGCCAAGTTGGTGGCTGTCCCGGCGTTGCCAGTGATGGCGAAGCCCCCGGTGCCGGTCATGTTCGTGACCGCCAGGTCCGGGGCGTTCGCCTGAAACGGTATGCCCTGCATCCGGCCATGCGTGCCGTCCCACCAATAAGAGCAGGTGGTGACTACGTTGTACGTTGCGGATACTGGGCAGGCGTCAAAGTTCGTTGGCATCGCTACGGTGTAACTCGCGGCCGCAGCCTGCGTGAATGTGAAGTTGAGCGCCTGACCTGGCGTGCATCCGCTCAGAGTCGATGACGTAACGCTGGCGCTCAACGCAGTTGATAGAGTGAAGTCATCCACAGTCCCGCGCGTCGAGGAATTACAGGAGAAGGTGGGCGTGGCTGAGAAGGTGACCGCGTGTGGAACCGCCACGTTTCCAAGCCCATGCCCGCCCTCGTCCGTACCGGTTTGGATCAGGGTTCCATCGCTGTTGAGCAAGCCATTACCAGCGGCCCAAAGGGCCGTAATGTCGGCCAGCGCCGCAGGCTCCAGCAGACTGGGGATTGACGCCGATCCCTTCAGCAACCCTATAGTGGAGGTGTAAATCGGGCCAGTGATGGATGCGCCGCCGCTTGTGTCGGCTGGCGTGGAGTTTGCGTCGCCCGCGCCCCCCTTGTCATCATAGAACCCACCATCCTTGCAGGACGCGATAGTTCCAATCTTGCCCGATCTTGCCGTGCAGGAATCACAGTAAACGTCGCATGCGCCTACCGGATTGATATACGGTGGAGTCGTAGTGAACCCGCCTACGCTAACGCGATTGTAGTTGGTGCCATCCAGCGAGGAATGGCCGGTCGCAGTGGCCCCACACATCCGCCGCGGATTACCAGAAGGGTCAAACGCTATCACGCAGTACCCGTAGACCGTGCTGCCGCCAGTGCCTTCATTTGCCACGCCGACTGCCGGGTAGTTTGGCCCTTGCATGAGCGCCCCGCCAGGAATACTCGATCCGGGCGTCCATGTGTTCAGCGCGGAGCAGTACTTCCGCAATCCAGACGTGGTATTGAAGATGTCTGCTGTGACTCCAGCCGTGCATGTGGCCGGATCTGAAGCGACGGAATGGGCTATGCCGTTTACGATAGTCGCGCCACCCGTCGCGGTCGAAGTCGCGTCCCCCGAAAGCGCATTGAACGCCCCAGAACCCCCGTTGAGTTGCGCCCAACCCCCAGTCGTTATGGAGGTACATGCCGGGGCGGTGGTCCCGGACGGGGCATTGCACCAGTAGTCGTTGTGGTTGGTTGTATCTGAATAGAAGTCGCCGGGCAGGTTGCCTGCTACTGAGCCTGGAGCGGCTGTGCCAAAAAACTTCTGCGCCGCAGGAGCCACGCCCCAAGTGGGCGTCGTGGATGCGCCAGAGAGCAATGGGAGCCCGGCCGTCGCCGTGCCATTTAGAATGCCAAGCGCACTCCCTCCACTGTAGAGGATGCCCCCGTTGCTGGCCGTCAGATTGGACGCAGTACCGCCATACGCTAAACCGAGCGGCAAGGACAGCGTGGTCCCCCAAGAAGCCCCGGAAGAGACAATTGTTAACCCGGACCCGGTTGGGTAACTGAATGTCCCGCTGCCACCCTGCGCTTGATACACTCCTCCGATGCAGTAGTAAATCGCCCCCCCGGACGGTGCATCCGTCGCAATCCAAACATCTCGGTTGGAAGTGCAAGAGACAGGGATGTTGGCCCGTGGACTGGCGCCGCGGGTTTGCCAGCGGGGATCAGGAGGGCTACTACCAGGCTGCCCCCAAATAGCCGCTGCTGAGATCAAGAACAGTGCAACGATAGCACGTTTCATAGTCCCCTCAGAACTGATCAATGCTCACGATCGCAAAATCCGTGGCGTTATCGGCCCCAATAAACAGGCCGGTGATGTCGCGGTTGTTGGCCCATTCCTTCCCGCGCGGGTACCAAGCACCGGGTGACAGTATCCCAAGCACGTTGGTATAGGCCGTCTCATCCGGGTTGGCCGCACTGCTGCACACGTAAATGTTGCCGGCGTTGTTCGGGTTTGCTTGGATAAAGATCCCGTTGAATTGGTTGTCTGGGGTGAGATCAATATTCACGGGCTGGATGTTCTGGGTGAGAGGCGCCGATACGGTGGCATAGCTGGCACCGGGATAAACCTTGCCCAATGGCCATGGAAATTTCACTGTACCCGTCTTTACGTTGGTGGGCATAGAGATACCTGTCCTCGCCCTTTATAATAAAGCGGATACCCCTGATTTGGCTCCGTTTACCTTTTCATACTGACGTACAATAAGACGACGGGCACTAAACCATGCCATGGTTTTGCAAATTTCGCATCCTGAAAAGGATTGCATCTCTGGAGAAACAAATGGGAACACAGGCATCAGACATCGCATCCATTGCAGCCGCCTTGACGGCTGCTCAAGCAGATTTGACCACCACGACCACGACGCTCACCAATATCGCTACCGACATTGTGAGCTTGCGCGCCACCATCACAACCCTGCAAAATCAACTTGCAAATAACCAGCCGATCGAGGCGCTGGACATCCTGGTAACCCAGGCTAACGCCTTGAAAGCGCAGGCTGATGCTGTTCTGGCGCAGGCTGGGACCACTGATCCGCAACCAACCCCAGCGCCGGCCGGATAGTAAAGACTGTCGAACAGACCAAACCGGGCCGGGAGCCGAAAGGCTTCCGGCCTTTTCCTTGTCCGCCGGGCGGACAGAGGCGGGGTGATCGCACTCAACTTGTCGGGGCGTAGCGCAGCCCGGTAGCGCGCTTGCCTTGGGCGCAAGAGGCCGTTGGTTCAAATCCAACCGCCCCGACCACTTCCTCAATATGGATTGCCTACTCGTTGTCCACGCGTGAGTCGCGGGCTGGCGCCTTTGCCTACGCCGTGAGGCGGTTCGACCGGCGCTTCTTGAGCTTGCTGTGCGATCCGCTCCATCACTTGAGCTACATTTGGGAAGTCTAGGATTTCCAACAGCGTCTGCCGGTCAATCGCATTGAGGCGAAATAAGGAAATCGCTGTCTGTTTGTCCCGATCCTTTTTGCCGCCGTGCATACTCCCAGCGGCGATCCTGACCGGGAATTGCCGGAAATGGTCCTCCTTCGGCGCATACCAAGGGACCATCGTACCGGGGTCGTAATCGAAATCTTCCCAAGTAATCCCGTCCTTGCCGAGCATCCACATGCGTTGCCGACGGCCGTAGAACTGGAAGTAGTTCGAAACGAACTGCGTTCCCGCGGCGCGCATGAATGGTTCGATATGTCGTGAGTCAAGCCTGAAGATTGAGCCGGCGTTGTCGCGGAATTGTTCTACCGTATCCCCGCCGGGCACTTGCCCTTTCCTCATCATGCCGGCTGTATCAAGCGCTCCGGATTGCCGGTCAAATGCTTTGTCTACCCGGTCCATAAACACGGCTACGTAGGCCGGCAGGTTGGCTGGATCAATGTATTTGGCATTGACTCCCCATTGAGCTTGCGGGTTCATCTTCAATGTCCCGCCATGGCGGTCTGGGAAGAAGTTGCGATAACTGGTGTCATCCAAAGCGCCATCACTGAAAGCCATTTGCGGGTCAACCGCTCTCTCGCAGAGATCCAACGTACCGGCGCCCACTTTGTTCATGGCGATCTGAAGTGGAGTCAGGTTTCGGTAGGCACTGATCCCGCCCATGCGCCATACCGCTGGCCGAAGCGTCAATTGAGCGAATGGATAGAGCCCATGCCAGTACGGTGCAGGCCCATCATACAAAATCTTCGACCCGGCCCAGACCATCAGCCGTTTCCGAGGGAATAGCCGCTCACCCGGCGGTACGCGGTAGTGATAATTGTGCTCCTCCAAGCGTAGCCGCGGATCTTTGATCTGCACTTCGACCGGAGAGTCGTTGATGGTGGGGTCGTCAATCCAGTACTCTTCCACTTCTACCGCAGCGAATGGCCCGGATTCGCTGGCCATGCTGATACCCGCCCGCCCCGCCGGCGCCATGCGGGTAGTCGGGCTCATTGCCGAAGCGGAATAGTCTGGGATTAGACTGTCTGGATAAGATCCTCCGATGAATTGAAGGAAACTCCCTGTGATTTCCCTCTCAATGCCTTCGGCGGATTGGCCGAAACCCTGTTTCACCCGGTGGAGCGGTTTGAACACCCGGTAGAGTATTGCGGTGGAGTTTTGGATATCCGGCCCTGGTTGGATTGGCAATACCATATCGAGGCCACATGGCATGACCAGCATGCGGGCTGGCACGCTGTCCGTTGCCATGGTCGCACTAATCTTCCAATAGCCGGTCGAGAGCAAGGAGTGATCGACTACGGCTTCAGTCTTGAGATCCAAATCATCCGTGTCCCAAGTGGATTTAATCAGCTTAATTAGAATCTCCGACTGCTTCTGATACTGCGGGATGTTCGATTGGGAAGAAACTTCCATCGCCGGCCGAATGTCAGTCAACGCACAGAGGGAGCCCAACCTAGCTTCGGCCATCCGGTTGTCAAAGAATTGGCTGCGATACCGGGGGCGGCGGTTGTTGTAGAACCGGCCTTCCAGCATGTCCGTGTACGGCTTGATGAAGTCCCGCTCAGGGTTCAGTTTCAACGTTTCAATAGCTTCGAGCCGCGCCGCCTGCCGCCACGCCTGCATGCTTGATTTATAATTGTCGGGGAAATCGAGCGTGCCGCTTTTCTGGTTGTAAACCAGGGGTGATCGCGGGGCAATGCTGTCCCACTGCGGGCCGCCCGGCATCTGGATCACGTTCGAACTCATGCGCTACTCCTTGTCCGCCCGGCGGACAGAATTGGTGGGAGCAGGGGGTGCGGTGGGCCAGCCAAGGGGAAAATTAAGGCGGTACCCCGCCACTTTGGGTCTGGCTCTGCGCTCTGCTCCCATAAGCTTTATCCACTCCCCTCCGCCGCCGTGATTGTCTCCATCATCTTGGCGTCAACTGCCTGTACGGTACATGGCGGCCCACTCGCTACCGGCTCTGGGTTTTTGCCCTTCAGAGAGGTCAATGATTTCGTCATCTCCCACACCCCGCTCGGCACAGACATTGAGTTCACCCATTGCCCTGGCATGCCGGCGCTCTGGAGGCGCTTACCGTCCGCAGAGATTGTGGCATTGGTAGGAACCTCGCCAGGGGCTGACAAGCCTTCGGCTTTATTGAAGGCCTTCAACTCTGCCATTGAGGATATGAATGTGGCTTCCGGCTGGCCACTAATAGACGACAACTTGCGATAGGCCCAAAAGCCGTCCATTTCAGCACCTTCTTTGCGCGGGTCCGTGTACTTGTGCAGGGAGCCGCTGAAGACTACGCCAAAGCGGGACATCAGCCGCTCTCTACCGCCACCGCACTGCGGGCACGGCGGATCAGCCACATCCCACCGGGAGAGGTAACAGTCCTCAGTCACCTCACAAGACCGGCAAGCCAGTTCGAAAATCGGCATGTCAACCCTTCAACGAATCCAGCACCAGATCACTGCCTTCCTCCGGCGCGAATGCCCGATCAAACGCCACGTTCAGCCGGGCCATCACGTCCTGGCCGGTCACAATGTCTTTCGAGAACATCTGCTGAAGGTCGCGGTATTGCTGCGCATCCAACAAAATCTTGAATGCGTCTGGCGCCGCTACCCCAAACCATCCTTGCTCGTAAGCATAATCCATGAGCGCTTTCAGCTCATGCGCCAACGTAACGCCATTGCTGTCAGCCAATTGCTGGTAGAACGCTATCTGTGTAGGGTCCACCACCCACTGAACCACCGTAGCGTCTCCCCGGCGGTCTACCGATTTTTCCACCACCGCCACAATGGCTGGCGCGTCAGTGGTCCCGATCGCCGTGCTGATCCGCTCTGCCCATTCCGGTGCGATCATTATCCCGCCTTTGGCGAGATCCCGCAAAAGCCCGGTGGCCACAGTCGAGAGTTTGGACTCTATCGAGCCGTTGTCCTGAACATGCGCTGCGATTGCATTAGCGTCAGCAACGCTCAAAGGCACTGCTACGCCGTAGAGGTAGAGTCCGTCATTCTTGCCCATAGAATCCTTTCAAATCTCCAGTTCCAAAGGAGAATTCGTCGCTTGCCCCGTAGCGATCGCGCGCTGCTCCTGGAGGCGACATCATGTCGTCCCACTTGAACCCCAAGATCGCGTTCGGACCAACTCCTGGTTTGCCTTCCATTTTAGGCATCCGCCACTTCAACCATATACTACCGCAATAAGGGCAGCGATCGCGTTCGCAAGGGGCCTGCGCATCGAAGTCTTTGCCGCACTTTGAACAGGTGCCCTTCCACTCGCCAGGGCCGCGTAACCCATCCGATTGGGGAACGCCAAAATCAGCCGACCGGTGTGGGTCCTGTTGGTGGCAGGCAATGACGAGTTGTATTGCGGCCATCACGCAATCATCATGCACCTTCTCGAAATCGTCTCCGAGCCCGTCATCATCTTTGCTGTCCGGAGCGCCCAAACTACCGTCAGGCATCCGCTGGAAGTGTCGCAGTTCCTTGGCGAGTACCGGGTCCTTGACAATGAACGAATGATCTCTCAACCAGCCATCGAGAACAGCCCAGCCAGCCTCTTTGTTCTTATTGTTCCAGACCCAGTGCCAGCGGTTACTGTTTTGCTTGACGGCATCAGGATTGACCCATTGATAAATGTTCGGATAGCGGAAATAGTTCAACAGGCGATCGCCAGTGGTCTGCTGGTTTGTATAATCAACCACCGCCAAAGCGTTGTTGTACCAGCGACCAAGCGCGTTCACAAGGTCCGCCAAGTGCCATGGGCTAATCGTGTTGCAGCGATATTGTGCCACTTGAATATCCAGTTGAGGGAGTCGGCCTAATTTGAAAATCAAAATCACCGCGTAGTCCCGGCCGCCACCTAAGCCACCAGATGGGTCCACGGACATGCCGTACTTACAGCCACTCATTGGCGGCTGCCAAATTTTCAAGTAGCGATCGCCCTCCCCGGTATGGTTCTGCTTACAGCCATGGGCCCAACAGATCGCGCTCTCTTCACCGTACTGGCGCCGCGGAGCGTGGAACGTACCATCGCTCGCCATATAGCCGCGCGCCAAACATTCCCCGCGCGTGGTCTGCGCCACCCAATCACGAGCCTGCTTGGAAAATACGGTCTCTGTAACGCTGGCAAAGGCCTCCTGCGGGTTTGTCGCGAGAGACTGCTGCATCTCCATGACGGCATTTTCACCCATCTTCTCCGCGTTTTTCCTGGTGAGTTGTAGCCAGCGCATCTGACCATCTTGTAGGACATACGGGGCGTACGTGCCTTCCTTACACTCCCGGCAAGGAATGCCCGCCATTGACTCACCTCCGAAATTCACTGGCCGGATTTGCCCGCACTGGTCACAGGCGCACCATTCTTCGGCAGCTCGCTCTTTTACGGCCAACTCCGGAGCCTCTGGTTGCCAGCCATTTTGCGGCGCGATGAAGTGGGACTTGTCAAAATAGATCGGGATAAACAGCGGATACCAGTCGGCATCGTCGCCTAGTTCAACCATCGCTTCCCATAGCCGTTCCGCAAATTTACTAGCCTTCTGCACGCGGGTTTCCAGAATGGCCGTCGTGCCAGGAGCGTCAGGTAGCGCCCAGCGAAAATCACCCATGATGATCTTGCGAGCTTTGTTTGGATCATACGAGCCAAACTCTGAATTCTTCACGCAACATTGGACGGTGCAAAAATCATGTTCAGGGGCGTCTACTTCCAGGTCATAGAATGACTCCGAGAAGCCGACCTGATTAGACTCTACTTGGGCATAAACAAATTTGCGATCTTCGCTATACGCCCAATGGGTTGGCTCCATCGGCGGGTTCTCCGCCGTGTCCGCCCATCCAAGGTCTTCCTTGCATCGTTTGGCTGTTTCAGAAATTAAGTGCCAACTCCATTGAGCCCGGCAATTACGATTATAGAACACGCCCGCTTGGCGGAAATGTATGCTCGACCACCCATATCCTAAAGAGGCGGCCAGATCTCTCATCTGTATGGTTATAGCCGGTCTTACGGAAGAGGCGGTGATGACATTAAGCCCTGGGGCTATATGCCCATCGCCTTGAAGATAGCCTGCTACGATCCCTCGGCAGAAATCTCTGCCTGCATCCCACGCCCAATCTGGGACATGCTTAGTGTCTGTGTGCCCAAACCCTTGTTCAATGAATCTCGCAAAACCTGCCCATGAGACCCGCAAAACGCTTGTCCGGCTATTTTTGCTCCGATAGTTCCCGATGTGCCGATCAGAGCCGATAACTTTAACCAGCCCTGCGCGAACGACATCTTCTTCGTCTCGGTCTATCCCAAACGTAACCTCCGTATACCCAGTAGCGGCAGGACCTCTCTTGACTGAGCCTTCAGCCAAATACATCCCACAGACCCATCCCCAATCAAAATCCATCTCGATTCCCCTGGCCGTCTGGCGCCGCTTAGCCGGGACTCTCCCTACTGCATATTCAATAAACTCCCTAGTCTTTTGGGTCTCTGTGATCGGACGGACCGGCCGACATACATAGTCTCCAGCTTCAATATCTTTCGCTTCTCTAAGCCCTTCGGGACATAGTATCTTGTGGTCCCTCGTCACGGAAAGTGGGGCAAATTCTCCCCACACCCAAAGCTCAGTACTGAGTTCATTTGTGCGCGGGCTTTTCCAAACTTTTTTTACCCTCTCTATGGTGCCGCGAGAGGTGATCACCGTATCCCCTTCTCGCACGTCCACGATAGGCTTCGGGACCCCATTGGCCGTCTGTATCAAAGTGTGCGGGGCTAGACAAATATGCGCTGTATTTACAGTTTCACCTTCGGCAACGCCTACGCTTTGATTAGCACCTTGAACTGTAATCCTGCTATTCAGCCCCGGTTCCAGTCGCCGCAATTCCGAGTCCGGGTTGATCAGGTGGATGCCTTCCTCGTATTTGCGAGATCCGATCATCGGCCGAAGCCACCATGGCAATTGATCATAAATGTGGAGGATTACGCCAAACAGTTTGCCAGCATGCGCTTCGCTGTAAGAAACGAGAAGCCCTCGGTTGTTAGGGTTGAATTGGGTTTCGTAGGCCATCAGGCCTTCGCAGAAGTAGGATACGTAGAGTTGGCGGCCTTTAATGATGAGCACTTTCACGCCGCGACTGGCTGTCCTATTACGAATTCTTAGCCAGCGGATGGTCTCCCAGACCATCTCCTGCGTCTCTTTGAATCGCAATAGGGTGTCACCGCCTCCGGCAATGTCTTTCGAGGTAATCCAGTAGTAGTTCCGCGCTATATAGGGATACCCAGAATCAGGGTCAGCGCAGCGCCCGATTTCATCATGGAGTATTTTGGATTCTTTGTCGCTCAGTAAGTGCCACGCACAGCGCTCTGGTTGGTCAAAATACCTTATCAAATCAGCGATGCCGGGGTCGCGAGCGTATCGATCAGTGGCCATCAAGCCTCCGGCGCACTATCCGCTGGGCGGACAGGCACGGAGTCGATGACTTCCGGTGACGGAAGCGCGTGGCCGGCGCGCTGTTCCGCCAACCGGCGGGCAAACGCATCGAAGCCGATGACAGGGCTTTCCACTCCGGCCACCGTATTTTGCTGAAGCATCTGCTGGGTCACGCTGATATTGAACCCTTTATCTTGCACGTAGTTCAAGATCCTGCCAGCATGGTCTAAAGCAGTCTTTTCCCTGACGGCCAGCCCTCCGAGAACAGCTTTGAGATACGCTCTGGCCATTTCTGGAATGTGCAGCAGTAGCATCGCTTCTTCGAAGCTCGGGAGTTTGCGCTTTGTTACCTTATTCAGCTGATATAGGCCGGACTTCTGTATGTACTCGGGTACTGGCGAATCCGGAACAGCGCTAGGTTTGACTTTGGGCTTTTGGCGACGTGTTGACATAACGATTATGGGCTTAGATGGAGCAGTACCGTGGCAGCGTGGCTGGCAAGCGCCCCAAGGAATGGCCCGAGGACCAAGGCTGCCACAACCCACATGAAGTGCAAGTCAGTGCTGCGGGTTTTGCGCGCCACAGTAATGGAACTGAGGTCGCCTTCGACTTTGGCCATTCTGTCATGGAGCGGGCAATCCCGGATGTGGTCAGTAATCTGGCTCTGTAGCCCATCCTCCTCTTGCCGGGAAGCGGCGCTGGCATCCTCAAGGTCTCTGTGGGCTTGTGTAATGGTGCCGTTCAACCTCTCAAAGTGCGCATCCACTTTATCGAGGCGGTGAAGCACCTGTTGCTGGTTTGCTTCGATGCGGGCAGAGGCTTCGATCAGGCCTATGACCTGCTTGCAGTTTTCGTTGTTCCTCATCTCTACGGAATCGATCCGCTTATAAATCGCGCTAAACCCAGATTCTATTTGAGATTGTAGAGCTTGGTCGGCTGGGCTCACTTTTTAATGTCCCTCGGACACAAGTTTAGCCCGAATAGGCCGTACAGTACAAAGAATTTAGGGTGTAAACCTTTATCCTTGCGAGTTGAAGGCCGCCTGCACATCGCTGTATTTGTTGACGTCGCTAGAGGGAACGACTGGCCCGCTAGGGCGCTGTGGCGGCACCGGGATGATCTGTGCCCTCGGCCGAAGCCGGTCAACTGCCATAGCCGTAAGCCGCTTGAGGATAGCCGGCAGATCGAATGGCACATCGTCTACATGAAGGGCAATCTGTACTTCCGAGGCTTCGCGCGCGCTTGGGGCCGTATTTGGCGGAGAATAAACGAGTTGTACGGAATCTAAAGCGTGCATGGAGATCACATTCCGCTGGTAGGTAACCCGCCTGGAAGTACCATCTTCCATGGGCACATCAAAACTCAGCGTGCTGGGAGTACGCTCTTGAAGCAATGCCGACAGGTCTTCGACCTTCATCCGTGCCGGCGGCCGGAGCGAAGGCAACGACTGAACAGGTGTCGGCGGCCGGAGCGAACGCAACGACTGAGCAGGTGCCGGCGAAACGCGCTCGATAGTCTTTGGGTCAGGGATGCTGGTGGCTGGCTGAATCAGGGCGGGTCCGCCTGGGTCCGGCTCCGCCAAATGAAACTCCGGGGCCACTGGCGTGATTGCCTCCGGGTTGATATTGGGGAAAGCAGCACGCGCGATCGGCGGCGGCAGTACTTGGGATAGCGGAGGGGTGTCGCCCAAGGCCTCGGCCACAATATCCATGCGATACGCAATAGCTTCCGCCTGCTCCTCCGGTGTCCGCCCAACGGACAGGCGGAGTGCTGCGGTTGCTACTTTCAAAAACATCTCGCGCGTCATCTTACCTCCAGCCCTCGAAGACCGAGTTTCCTGACCATACCGAGGCGTCGTTCGCCCCGTTCATCCTCAGCAACGCTTCCTCCCGGCTAATGCCTTCTGCCCGCATCATGGTGGTTACCTCGTATTCCATGTTGGCTCCTGTCACATCCTTGGGAGGAGCAGGAGCATTAGGTTTTCCAAAGGGGTTTTTCTTTTTCTCCTCATGCTCCGCACGCTGCGCTTGCAGAATTTCAAGTTGAGCTGTGGCGATCCTGCCGATACCTTCCATGAGTTTAGGGATGGCCTGCATGTTTGATCGCAGTTCACCCGCAGCCGGCGCCAGCGCTTCGCGCAGTTGATCCGTAGCGGCAGTACACGCCTTCAGAGCGGCTTCGGCTCCAACGAAGGCCGCGGCCAAGGTGTCGGCAGTCTCCTTTGTCCGCTCAGCGGACTGCTCAAGCGCTCGTACAAAACGGTAGAGGAACCAGAGAACGGCGGCAGAAGCCAGCACAATCAACAGGATAGGGAGGGGGACAGAGGTGTTCATATAGTCTCCTTTCCTGCCATCTTTTTGCCATCATCTTTTTCCCCCATCTTGTCGAAGCAGTCGGAGCAGTCGAAGCAGCGGTAGCAGTCGGAGCAGCCATAGCAGTCGGAGCAGCCGGAGCAGCCGTAGCAGCCGTAGCAGCCAGAGCAGCCAGAGCATCCGGAGCAGTGGGAGCAGCGCAAGCAGCCGGAGCAGAGGGAGCA